TAGAGTTACACCATCATCAGCAGGCGATCAGTATTTAACAACCGGAGATGCAGGTATTGCATATTCAAATACTTATTTTGGTACAGGTCAAGTTCGAATTGGTGGAGGTGCTGATCACGTTGGAAATACAGTTTTATCTGTTGCCCCAGGTGTCGTGAATTTTGATAGACCTGGTGTTGGTGGTGGAGCCTTAAAGATTTTTAGTGATGGTAAAATAGGTATTAATCAGACAACTAATAATGGATATCAACTTGATGTAAGTGGTACGGGAAGGTTTAGTGGACAATTAACATCTGATTATCGTTTAGGGTTACCCGGAATGACAATTGGTTATTGGGATTCAGTAAATAATCGAATTGAAAGTGGTAGTAGACCTTTATTAATTACATCTTATTCTCAACCAATTTATATTGGGCAAAGTGGTAGTGCTAATTTAACAATAGCAACATCAGGAGCAGCCACGTTTTCGAGTAGTGTTACAACTCAAGGAGAATTAAATGTTGGCTTTGGTACATTATCATCTGATAGAATGATGCAAGTAAGTGGTACTGCATTTACAAGTGGTACTAGTCAATTTGGTGCGGTATTCAATCCAACTTTTGGCAATACAATTACTAATTTATATGGTATTTATATATCTTTATCTAGTGGAACTTCTGTTACTAATCGTTATGCATTGTTTGTTGATGGACCAAATTCGGGTACTGCTACAAATGATTATTCTATTTATTCAGGGAATGCCGCTAAGTCATATTTTGCAGGAAACGTAGGAATTGGAACGAATTCGCCGGGTGAAAAATTTGAAGTAAATGGATCAATAAAAGCAATTGGTAGGACTATAAATGCAACATCAACAGGTGGTCTTTCGTTGGGTTATGAATCAGGAATTGGATATTTGGAAACATGGAATAGTTCAGCGTTAATTGTTAGAACATATAATTACCAATCATTCAATGTTAGTGGTACTCAATATTTAAAAATCAATACAAATGGAAATATTTTAATAAACACTAATACAGATGCAGGATACAATGTTTATGTAAATGGACAAATTGCAATGGATACCGGTTCATTTAAGGCGATATTAGGAGGAGTACAAGCATCTTGGGCAGGAAGTGCATCATATCCAACATTATATGGAAGTTCTAATGATAGATGGGTGATGCACATTAATCCTCACGTATCATACACTCAAAATGGGGTTAATGGATATACAGGAACTACATATGGTGCAATGCTTAGAATGGCAGGAAATGCGGCTGCAGATATGTATTGGGATATTGGGATTGGTGTTTGTTCTGTCGGAACAGATAAATTTGCGATTGGAAGAAATAGTACAGCATTATTAACAATGACAAATGGTGGTGCTGTAACAGCTGCAAGTTTCTTTGAATCTTCAGATAAAACTATTAAGACTTTAATTGAAGATAATTATCAAACTAAAGGTATTGAATCTATTATAGCTAAGTTGTATATTAAGAATGGTAAAGAAGAACTTGGATACTTTGCACAAGATGTACAAGAAATATTACCAAGTGCAGTTAGCAAAGGAACAGACGGATTACTGAGTCTTTCTTATCGTGAGGTGCATACAGCAAAGATTGCAAGATTAGAGAAACGTGTATCAGAATTAGAACAATTATTAAACTTAAACTAATATGTCTTGGGCAGGAATAGCAAGTAATCAATGTGTGAGTTGGGCTAATCTTCAGGATGCGGTAAATAATAATGTATTTATACAGATTGGAACTATACCTCCTCCAGGTATACCTAGTAATAGGGAAGTTACTAAGCTAGGTGCTTTAACAACAGTGGATATTCAGACTTCTCCTTTATCGGGTAAGACTGATAATCAATTAGTAGTTAAAAGCAATTTAGTAGCATCTTCTTACACTTATTATCAACTTAATCATTGCTCAGGTGGACCTGCTGCGTGGACTAAGATTACTCCTGTATTGGGATTGGGTCAGCGTTATGTACTACCAAGTGGTAGTCCTGTGTTCTATTATTACAATGGAATATTTCAAACTACATTACCTGCTGGATATAACGGATCGATACAAATTGTATCAGGACAACTTTTTTGTCCTTAATTTTTAGTAATTTTAAAAAAAATATATAAATGAAAACTATCGAAGCAGTCTCAATTTGGGACAATGGTACAGTACAACAAGCGACTATCCTTAACTCTTATGCAGTAAATGTAACTTTAAATACATCTGCTACTTTTTGGTACGGATTATTTACTACAACCGAAGATGGCAATGTAGGAGTGCAAGTTGCTCAAGGTAATCTGTCTATGACAGGAGAGGCTTATGCAGAATGGTCACAAGATACTTATGCTTGGGATTGGATTGCAGGTCAATTAAACCTAGTTATTACAGGAGAATATGTTCCTCCAGTACCTCCTGAGCCAATTGTAGAAGAAGAAGTTGTAGTTGAAGAACCTATTGTGTAACTTTACAAAAAAAATATATTATGAAACTTAATTTTAATTTTAATCTAACCGATTTAGACGGTAAAGAACTAGAAGGTGCTAATGCAGGAAAGTTATTAGCTAACACACTTATTCAGCAAACCAAAGGTGATGCTGTGAAGTATTGGGAATGGGCTCTTGCTTTAAACAAAGGCGATATCCTTGACCTAGACTCATCTGACCAAGAGACTCTTAAGACCTTTATTAAAGATAGCGAGACTGTTACTATCTTAGCTAAGGCTCAATTCTTAAATGTTTTTAAGAAGGACTAGTCTATTAATTACATCATCAGCAGTTATACTCCTCTGACATTCAAATTGTCGAGGAGTATTTTTGTATATAGGGCACCAGTCCCACGATTTGTCAAATTTAAAGTTCTGATTGTTCCAGCACCCATTGCAAACATTTTTATTTGTGATGCGTATACACTCAAACTCGTGGTCCTCTTCAGCGAAGTTATTTATCATAACTACTTCTTTACCTAGAGCCCAAGCAAGCCAACTCACACCACTTCCCAATCCAATAAAGAATTCACTGTGGTCGATCAACGCCATCGTATCAAAGATGTTGTGATTAATAATCTGCTCACAATTATCGAACGGATTCTCTTCAAGCGATACGTTAATTACTTTATAGCCTTTCTCGTGTAAATAGTTAATTACTCCTTGCCAACCTTCCTTTGTCCAAAACTTACACCCTGATGTAGAGTTGGTAGCAATGGTCACATACTTAGTGTCGTTTATTACTTTTTTGTATGGATATATTATTGTTGGCTTAATCTCTTTGAACTCAAGACCAAGAATCTTGGTAGCTGCCTCTTGTAGTTTAATAGTATTTGGTAACTCAGGCTCCTTGTTTGAATCATAGAACCAACCAATGTTATACTGAGCATAGATATTAGGCACAACCGTTCCAGGTTCCACTAACTCTATCTCAGGCATAAATAATATCTTATTTAAGAATGTAGATAATATTACCTTACACTTATGTTTCTTCTGAAACTCTTCAGCATATGGTGCCCAGGCAATTGTATCGCCTAATGACTTACTAGATAAAGCGATATACACACGCTTGCCTTCTAGGTCAAGTACGTTATCGTGTATTAGTCTACCATCCATATAGACTTTACTATGCCACTTAGTATAGTATTGTCTATTAAGTTTGACCCAACAGTTTGATCCGATAGTATTCTCATAGACTAACTTGTCAGCATCAAAGTATTGTACCTTAAAGTCGGCTTTCAGTCCTGACTTAATCTCTAGGTATGGCTGACCAACAAAGTGTTGGATGATTTTAACATCTTGTTCTTGTTTGTCTAGCGTCATTACTTTGTTGTAGAATGCCTTTTGCTTGTCCCAGAATTTAACTGATGTATTATCTGTAGGTACATTGTAATTACATTTAATAGTATTTAGATCGGTGTCGATAGGCTGAATATACTTATCAAACATCGAGCCGTACTGTGGCAGGTTGTGGGCAATGATTGGTTTACCAAAAGATATTGCCTCACGTAATACTAGTGGGTTACACTCCCACGTAGAATTGAACATAAAGATATCTGCCATCTTAATGAACCTATGTGCATCATTTCTCTCCAACCACACGTGAACATTAGATGGCAAATCCTTCATTAATGGCTCCCAGTAATGCTTGAAATTTATAGCTTGGTTTCCGACAAAATGAAAGTCCATCTCGGGATACTTTCTAGCTATCTCAATCCCCTCAGCTTGATTCTTACCAGGAGTCCAAAGACCTACGTTTACTATGTTTATTTTGTTTGTATAAAAAGGATTCTCATACGTCTCACTAGTCCTGTCATCAATAGGAAACTCAATCACTTCTTTGTAAGATGGAGATGAAGCGAATGTCTCTAAGTGATATGGCGTGCAGAAGTAATACGCATCAGGGTGAAATATCTTTTCTATGTCATGTTTAAATGACACGTCATGGCACGTCTCCACGATTCGATAGTTTCGGTCTTCCCGATATAACTCAGAAATCATATCACGATTAAATCGCTCAGATGGCTCGTGAATGTGAACAATGTCGGGATTGAATTTTGCGATGATGTTGAACAACTCCATCTTGTCCTCGTGCAAAGTATGAAAAGAAACTAGCTCCTTGATAGCATTTCGTTGCACGACATAGTCTAAGCTATGGCATTGATATTCTACTACCTCAATCTCAAATGTCTTATAAAGAGTTTGAACACTCTTTAAAACAAAACCGGGCATCCCTCCAGTTGAGCAATGTGGAATTAAGTATAGTAGCTTCATATGCTAAAATTAAAATATAATTAGTACTTTTACAAAAAAATATAATACAATGGATAAATTAACACAAGACGAGTTGGATCGTTTCAGAGCCGCTCATACAGAAATCAGAAATCTTCGCAACGCATTAGCAGATGCTGAGATATCAATTCACAATTCCAAAGTAGAGAAACAATCTATTTTAGCTCAGTTAGATACAGCTGGTACAACACACGTTGCTATCCAACAAGAACTACACGCTAAGTACGGAGATATCACGATTGACTTTGCGACTGGAGAAATCAAGAACAAAGATGGTAATTCGTAAAATATCAGTTGGTGCAGATTATAAGAATGCAATGAATTATATGCATAATCAATCTGTACTCCAAGGAAACTACAAGATTCATTTGATTCGTCAGACCGAAGCAGGAGATATTGAAATCTTCATTGAGGCTAACGATGAGGTGGTCTTATGGAAAAAGATTAATGGCAATATGCCATTCTTAATTGAATATAATATAGATTTCTAATATGAAGTCCCCATTTTACTTTATAGTGCAACCCCGTGATGGCAAGAGATATGACAACACGAGGGGAGAGCTTATTATTTCTACATCGAAAGAAGACCACCTTGCCACTATGCGTGAGGCTGTTGTTATCTCTACGCCTATTGGATACGAGGGTCCTGTTGAACCAGGCGACACGGTCATTGTGCATCACAATACTTTTAGGTTGTATTACGATATGCGTGGTAGAGAGAAGTCTGCTTGGAATTACTTCCGAGATGACTTGTACTTTATTGATGATCCGTATGCATACAAGAAGCCAGGGTCCGATTGGATTGGTATTGGTCGCTACGTGTTCATCTCTCCGGTAGAGAACTATAGCACAGGCATACTTACTGCGGACGCAGAGAAGCCTCTTGTAGGCACGATAAAGTATCCAAACGAAGAAGTACTAGCACTAGGATTAAAAGAGGGTGACACGGTCACGTTTGAGCCTGAGAGCGAGTATCCATTCTATATTGATGGTGAGAAAGTGTATCGTATGTATACTAAGAATTTAACAATTAAATTAGATGAACAAAATAACTGAGTTAAAGAAACGCATCATTGACTCTGGATATAAAGCCGTTGAAGAGTTGATTAAAGTTGCTGAGGAGAAGATTGTTACCCACATGGATGATGACTTGTCTGCAGACAAATTAAAGAACGCAGCCGCAGCAAAGAAGTTAGCCATCATGGATGCTTTTGAGATTCTTAAAAGAGTCGAGGAGGAGAATAATATTATTGAGGGAGTAGTTGGAAACTCTGCACCTACTAACCGTGGGTTTGCAGAACAAAGAGCAAAAGGTAAATAATGGTAGTAGATAATTTTTTACCGAATCCTGACCATCACTTAAAGAATGTTTTAAGTGGTCAATTCTATGATGTGCCCGATGGACATAAAGTCTTCAAAGGCATACAACCTAGGGATGGGGATGAGGTAGCTCAATTGCTACTTAATATGTATCCTGATTATGAGATTGCTCATAACTTTATTCGTCTATCTCCTTATGGCCAAATAGAGCCAAACTTCATTCATACGGATGAGATGATGGGAGATTTGACTGCCATATTATATCTAACAAAGAATCCACCTAAAGATGACGGCACTACATTGTATGACGAATCTTATAATAAGATACTAATTACCAACGCAAAGTTTAATAGACTATTTATATTTGATTCTACAATTCTTCACTCAAGAAATATTTTTGATAACTATGGGCAAGGAGAATATTCTAGAATTATACAGGTTGCATTCTTAAAAAAGATATGAGTTTATTCTACATTGAAGATTCTAATGTTCCTGAAAAAATCCTTGCAAAAAGAAATGCAAAGAAAGATTGGGAGTATGGATGGGATCCTGAGTATGACTTTGTGGTAGTGTCAAAAGATGGCACGATTGGAGAGGTGTACAATATCAGCGGTCTAAGAGTTGCTCTGCCACTAGCTCCTGATAAGGTTGACTACGATGGCAACAAGTGGAAAGCCACCGAGCTCCCAAAAGAATTATCTCGTATCAAGACCATCTTTGATTGGAACCGTCGTGACAATTCATTTAAGTCTCAATGGGTAGACTACATCGAAAAAGAGTTTGACAGACGTGAGCTTGGCTATTGGTTTATTAACAATGGCGAGAAGACTTACATCACAGGTGCACATTATATGTATCTGCAATGGTCAAAGACCGACGTAGGTCATCCTGACTTCCGTGAATCAAACAGAGTATTCTTTATATTTTGGGAAGCATGCAAGGCTGATAGTAGATGCTTTGGTATGTGCTACCTTAAGAACCGTCGTTCAGGTTTCTCTTTTATGGCATCATCAGAAGCTGTTAACATTGCAACTTTAGCTAAAGATGCTCGTATAGGTTTAACATCTAAGACAGGTCCCGATGCTAAAAAGATGTTTACCGATAAGGTAGTTCCGATTGCAAATAACTATCCATTCTTTTTTCAACCAGTGCGTGATGGTATGACCACACCAAAGACTGAACTTGCATTCCGTGTACCAGCTTCTAAGATTACTCGTAAGAATATGCACGAGGAGAACGAGGAAGAGATTGATGGATTGGATACAACGATTGACTGGCGTAACACAGCAGACAACTCCTATGATGGAGAAAAATTATTATATTTGGTTGAAGATGAGGCCGCTAAGTTAGAGCGTCCTATGAACATAGAGAACGGTTGGCGTGTCAGAAAAACTTGTCTTCGTCTAGGTGCTAGGATTATCGGTAAGTGTATGATGGGATCAACATCTAATGCACTAGATAAAGGTGGAGAAAACTATAAACGTATTTATTATGACTCGAACGTCAGGAAAAGAAACCAGAATGGTCAGACTATATCGGGTCTATATTCGCTCTTTATTCCAATGGAGTATAACTTTGAGGGATATATTGACGAGTACGGTCACGCAGTATTAGAACGTCCTGAGAAGCCTGTGCGTTCAGCAGAGGGTACTTGGATAACACAAGGCGTAATTGAGTATTGGAACAATGAGGTGGCATCGTTAAAGGCTAACCCTGATGCACTGAATGAATTCTATCGTCAGTTCCCTAGAACAGAGTCACACGCTTTCCGTGATGAGACCAAGTCATCTCTGTTTAACTTGACTAAAATCTATCAGCAGATAGACTACAATGACAGTTTGGTACAAGACCACGTCGTAACACGTGGCTATTTTCACTGGGCTAACGGAGAGAAGGACACCAAGGTTGTTTGGACACCCGATAAGAATGGTCGGTTCCTAGTATCTTGGATACCTGGACCAGGCATCAACAATAATTATATTACTAAGAATGGGAATAGATATCCGGGTAATGAGCATATTGGTGCGTTTGGCTGTGACCCCTACGACATCTCAGGTGCGACCTTTGGTGGATCAAACGGTTCGCTCCATGGGTTAACCAAGTTTAATATGACAGGTGCACCATCCAACCAATTCTTTTTAGAATATATTGCTCGTCCACAGACAGCAGAGATATTCTTCGAAGAGGTGCTGATGGCTTGCGTATTCTATGGCATGCCTATTCTTTGTGAGAACAACAAAGCACGTCTACTTTATCACTTTAAGAATAGAGGCTACCGTGGGTTCTCAATGAACCGTCCTGATAAGCACGCACACAAACTGTCATTCACAGAAAGAGAGATTGGTGGTATACCGTCATCAAGTGAAGATATTAAGCAAGCACACGCCACAGCAATCGAGACATACATAGAGCGTTTTGTGGGATTAGATATGGAGGGTAACTACCGTCAGCCTGATGAAATAGGCGATATGCCGTTCAATAAGACACTTCAGGACTGGGCTAGATTCGACGTAAACGACAGAACTAAATTTGATGCGTCAATTAGTTCAGGATATGCTATTATGGCAAATCAAAAGCACGTATATTTGCCTGAGAAAAAAGAGTCAAAAATAAGCATTAAATTTGCAACTTACGATAACACTGGTTCCTTCAGTAGAATTAACAAGATATGAACAAACCTCTTGGAATATTAATGCCAGATACCCAATTCCCTTCGCAGTTAGCGACTGATCAGGAAAAGGCATCATGGGAATATGGCTTAAGAATTGGGCAAAGCATTTCATATGAATGGTTTGCAAAGACAGGCAACAGTTGCCGATACTATTCACAATGGATTGATTTCCATAGAGTTAGACTTTATGCTCGTGGTGAACAACCAGTAGCTAAATATAAAAGCCAATTAGAAGTTGATGGCGACATGTCGCACATTAACCTAGACTGGACTCCTGTACCAATCATCCCTAAGTTTGTTGACATCGTTGTTAACGGTATGCATGACCGATTATTTGAGGTTAAAGCATATGCACAAGATGCTATGTCATCAAACAAACGCTCTAAGTTTCAAGAGATGGTTGAGGCAGATATGATTGCTAAAGACCTATTAGTTCAAACTAAGCAAGAGTTTGGTATTGATGCATTTAATGTTCCTGAGGAAGATTTACCAGAGAACGACCAAGAGTTATCGTTATATATGCAGCTTAATTATAAGCCTGCAATTGAGATTGCTGAAGAGGAGGCAATCAATACTATCTTAGATTTAAATCATTATCAAGACGTTCGTAAAAGGGTCGACTACGACATCACAACAATCGGTATCGGAGTAGTAAAGCACTCATTTGTACCAGGAACAGGAGTTCGTGTTGAGTATGTTGACCCCGCTAACATTGTTTATAGTTACACTGAATCTCCAACATTTGACGATTGTTTCTATTGGGGAGAAGTAAAGCAAGTACCAATCACTGAACTAATTAAGATTAAGCCAGACATTACAAAAGAGGAGTTGGCAGAGATTCAACAATTAGGAACAGCGTGGTACAATTATTATGGAATTATGCGTCCTTATCGTAGCGACATCTTTAACAGAGATGTAGTTACGTTATTATATTTTAATTATAAAACTGACAAGACGTTTGTTTACAAGAAGAAATACCTTGAGAACAATGGCGTTCGTGTAATCCAAAAAGATGAAAATTTCAACCCTCCTGAAGGAACTGAAGAAAGATTCGAGAGAATTGAAAAGAGAATTGATGTATGGTACGAAGGTATTATGGTACCTGGATCTCCTTATTTACTTAAGTGGGAGCTTGCTCGCAATATGGTTCGCCCTAAGTCTGCTTCTCAGTATGCGTTACCAAACTACATCGCTGTAGCACCAAGAATGTACAAAGGTATCATCGAGTCATTGACTCGTCGTATGATTCCTTTTGCTGACTTAATTCAAATGACCCACCTTAAATTACAACAAGTTCTACAACGTGTTGTGCCGGATGGTGTGTTCATCGATGCTGATGGTATCAATGAGGTTGACTTAGGAACTGGTGGTGCTTACAATCCTGAAGATGCTCTTCGTTTGTATTTCCAAACTGGTAGTGTTATTGGACGTAGTATGACTACCGATGGTGATTTAAACCATGGTCGTATTCCTATTCAAGAACTTAATACTAATAGTGGTCAAGGTAAGATTACTGCATTGATTAATGCATACAATCAGTACATGAGCATGATACGTGATGTAACAGGATTGAATGAAGCTCGTGATGCTTCTACTCCTAATCCTGATGCATTAGTTGGCGTACAGAAACTTGCTGCATTAAATTCAAACACAGCAACTCGCCACATCTTAGAAGGAAGTTTATTTATTACTCGTAGATTATCTGAAGCGTTATCGCTTCGTGTTGCCGATATCTTAGAATACTCTGATTTCAAAGAAGAGTTTACGATGCAAATCGGTAAGTATGCTGTTGGTCTTCTAGAGGAGATTAAAGACTTGTACTTACACGACTTTGGTATTTTCATTGAGGTTGCTCCTGACGAAGAAGAGAAGGCTCAATTAGAGGCTAACATTCAGATGGCATTACAGCGTGATCAAATTACTCTTGAGGATGCTATTGATATCCGTCAAATGAAGAATCTTAAGTTAGCTAACGAGTTGCTTAAGATGAAGCGTAAGGATAAGGGTAAGAAAGATATGGAGAATGAGCAAGCTAAGATTCAAATGCAGACTCAGGGTAATATCCAATCTTCTCAAGCGGCAGCTCAAGCGTCATTACAAAAAGTACAAGCAGAAGCACAAGCTAAAGCACAAATTGCTCAAGCACAGATGCAGTTTGATATTCAACGCATGCAAGCAGAAGCTCAGATTAAAGAACAACTTATGGCTGTTGAATTTAACTATAACATGCAATTAAGAGGCATGGAGGTAGAGAAGGTTAAGCAGTTGGATATGGATAAGGAGAAAGCTAAAGACGATCGCACAAAACTTCAAGCTACTCAACAATCTAAGTTAATTGAACAACGTCAAAAAGACCTTCCAGCGATGAACTTCGAATCAGAAGAAGACTCTCTAGATGGCTTTGATTTAGAGCAATTCAACCCAAGATAATTTTTATTATTACTTTTGTGCAACTAAATTTAATTAAATGGATAATATTCAAGTAAAACTTGTAGACTTTGAAGAAAAGTCTGTGCAAGAAATCGAGCAACAGTTGCTTGATCAGCACGAACAAAAGATGGCTGAAGATGTAGCTCCTGTAGAGGAGACACATGTAGAAGAGCCACCTGTAGTAGAGTCGCCGCAATTTGGTGACAACGACGTTCTTTCATATTTAAAAACAAAGTTCAACAAGGAGGTAAACTCTTTGGATGAATTATTTACAGAGAGACCACAACAGGAATTACTTCCTGAAGACGTAAATGCTTTCTTAAAATTCAAGAAAGACACAGGGCGTGGTTTAGAAGATTTCTATCGTGTTAACCAAGATTTTTCTAAGGTTAACCCAGAAAGACTTCTAGCTGACTACATGCGTGAGACTAATCCTGATTTTGATGATGAGGATATCGCATTCGAATATGAATCAAAGTTTGGATACGATGAGGAGATGGATGACGAAAAAGAAATCAAACGCAAGAAGTTAGCACTTAAAAAAGAACTTGGCAAGGCGTCAAAGTACTTTGAAGAACAAAAGGAAAAATACAAAGCTCCCCTTGAGTCGAGGATGGAAGCTGCTATTCCTGCTGAGGACAAAGAGGCTTTGGAATCTTACAAGCAATATATCAGCCAATCTACTGCTATGCAGCAAGAGCAGGCTAAAAAGTCGGAGTACTTTATGAATAAGACAAATGAATTATTCTCTGATGAATTCAAAGGTTTTGATTTCAAAGTTGGAGATAAGGAAGTATCTTATAAACCTGGAACTCCAGAGCAGCTGAAAGCTCAACAAACAGACATTTCCAAATTCTTCACTAATTTCGTTGATGAAAATGGATACATTAAGGATGCTAAACAGTATCACAAAACAATTGCTGCGGCAATGAACCCGGATGCGATGGCCAAATTCTTTTATGATATGGGCAAAGCAGATGCAATTGATGACTCAGTTCGTCAAAGCAAGAACATCGATATGAGCGTTAGAAATGCTCCACAAAATATCGACAAAGGTGGGTTTAAAGTAACAGCATTGGATAGTGACCATGGTAACAGACTTAAGATTAAATCTTTAAAAAACTAAAACCAAAAAAACAAAAACAATGGCTGGATCAGTTCAAGCTACCCCGGGCTTTCAATTAGAGCCCTCAGCGGTAAAGGCAACATTGCCTACAAACTACATTACTAACTTCGATTTCTTAAATCAGTATCTTCCTGATACTTACGAGGCTGAATTCGAGCGTTATGGTAATCGTTCTATTGCATCTTTCTTACGTATGGTAGGTGCAGAATTACCTTCTAACTCTGACTTAATCAAATGGGCAGAGCAAGGTCGTTTACACACTAAGTATGTAAACTGTACTTCAGCAGCTGCTGCAGGACAAGATACAGCTGTGTGGACTGTTGAAGATGCAGATGTAACTGTTAACTTCCGTGTTAACCAAACTGTATTCTTATCTGCAAACTCTGGTTCTGCTTCTGATAAAGCGGTTATCACTGCAGTAGATACAACTGCTAACACTTTCACAGTAGCTTACTATGCTGCTTCAGGACAATCAATCGCTGTAGATACTGCTTCTACTGCATTCGTTTACGGTTCTGAATTCACTAAAGGTTCATTAGGAATGGACGGTTCTTTAGAGTCTCAAGATATCTTCTTCGAAAACAAGCCAATTATCATCAAAGATAAGTACGCTGTTTCTGGTTCTGACATGGCTCAAATCGGATGGGTTGAAGTAACTTCTGAGAACGGTGCTACTGGTTACTTATGGTACATCAAGTCTGAGCACGAGACTCGTTTACGTTTCGAAGATTACTTAGAGATGTCAATGGTTGAAGGTGTTCCTGCAGAAGCTGGTTCAGCTGCTGCTACTTACTTAACTGTAGCTTCTTCTCAAGTACAACCTGGTGCTGCTGGTACTCAAGGTTTATTCAATGCTGTTGCTGAGCGTGGAAACGTATGGGCAGGTGGTAACCCAACTACTTTGTCTGACTTCGATTCTATCATCCAACGTCTTGATAAGCAAGGAGCAATCCAAGAGAATGTTATCTTCTTAAACCGTAAGTTTGGTTTTGATATCGACGATATGTTGGCATCACAAAACTCTTATGGTTCAGGTGGTACTTCTTACGGTTTATTCGACAACAGCGAGACTATGGCGTTAAACTTAGGTTTCACAGGCTTTAAGCGTGGATACGATTTCTACAAGACTGACTGGAAATACTTAAACGATGCAACTACTCGTGGTGGAATCGTAGGTGGAGCTATCAATGGTATCTTGGTACCTGCAGGTTCTACTAACGTATACGATCAAATCTTAGGAAAGAATGCTAAGCGTCCGTTCTTACACGTACGTTACCGTGCTTCTGAAACTGAAGATCGTCGTTACAAAACTTGGATCACTGGTTCTGCTGGTGGTGCTCAAACAAGTTCTTTAGATGCAATGGAAGTTAACTTCTTATCTGAGCGTGCATTATGTACTCTTGGTGCGAACAACTTCTTCTTGTTCGAGAACTAGTAAACTTAGGGGGAGGCTTCGGTCTCCCCTTATTTAATTTGTTTAAATTTTAAAATCAAATATAATGTCAACTCAGAAAGAATTAAAGGACAAGATCTATGTCCTTAAAAGAAAAACATTCCCTATCAGCTTTATGCTTGCTAGTAGAAATACTAGAAACAAATCATTACTATACTTTGACGCTTCTAAAGGTCTTAATAGAGCTTTACGTTATGCAGTTAACCAGAAGTCTCCATTTGAAGATGAGCAAGATGGTAACTTCATTTTAGAGCCAATCATCTTTGAAGATGGTTTGTTAGCTGTTAACAAATACAACCAGGTATTACAACAATTCCTAGAATTACACCCAGACAATGGTGTGTTGTTCGAAGAGGTTGATACTCAAAGAGATGCAAACAATCAGATTGAGGTTATGTACTCTCAATTGGATGCACAACTTGCTGCACGTGATTTAGATATCAATACAGCTGATGCATTAGGACGTGTACTATTAGGTGCTCGTGTTGATCGTTTAACTACAGAGGAATTGAGACGTGACTTAATTTTATATGCACGTAACCATCCTTACGAATTCATGAACATGTTAAATGATCCTGAGCTTAAGTTGAATGATATCGCAGCTAAGGCATTGCAAGATGGTACGTTTGTATTGAAGAATAAAAAACGTGACATCTTCTTTAACCTGCCTGACAATAAGAATAAGTTAATGGGCGTTCCATTTGGAGAAGACCCAACCAAACTACTTGTGTCATGGCTCCAAAGCAATGATGGTTTAGATGTCTACGAGTTACTATCTAAAAAATATCGCTAAATTAAGAGGGCACACTGAGTGCCCTTTTTTTATTATCTTTGTCATTATGATAAATTCCGTACGAAATACTGTCCTAAATATTATCAATAAGGATAATAATGGGTTTATTACACCAGAAGAATTCAACAGCTTTGCAAAGCAAGCTCAGTTAGAATTGTTCCAACAATACTTCTTTGACTTTCAGCAGGCTAAGATAAAAGATATGAAGGGTATGGAGACCAGTGGGTACTCCGATATCACTAAGCAAATAGACCAAACTATTGACTATTTCTCTAAGAACGAAGACTTGGTATACAATTCAGGAGATAGTAGATTCGACTTACCTGCAAACTTTTTCTTATTAAATGTATTATACTATAATGGTAAAGAGGTTACTCATGTGGACCAAGGTAAATTATATTATTTGCTTAATTCCAATTTAACAGCACCTACAGAAACATACCCTACGTATGTTATGCAAGGTAATCAAGTTACTGTGTACCCGAATACCATTACGGATAACATTAATATCTATTACGTTAGATACCCGTTAGATCCTAAATGGACTTATACAGTAGTTAACGGTAGCCCTTTGTTTAATCAATCGGCTAATGACTACCAAGATTTCGAGTTGGCTATATCTGACTTCCCTAAGTTAGTCGTTAAGATTTGTGAATATGCAGGTGTTAACATTAGAGAAATGGATGTGGTTCAAGCGGCAAGAGCAGAAGAAGCATACACTGATCAAAAACAACAATAATGAATCAGGAGAAATATTATACCAATGATGGGGTCACCCCTACCGATGCCAATTGGGGCACGTATCAGAATGTAACATTAGGCGATGTTGTAAATAACTTCATCTTAATGTATACAGATGATGGCGATTTGTTGAATAACATCAACAGATACAAGGTATTATTCCACGCCAAAAGAGCTGTACAGGAATTAAACTACGATGGTAATCGTCAGATTAATGCTTTGCAGTTAGAAGTTGGACATGACCTTAAGTTTATATTGCCTCCTGATTACGTGAACTATGTTCGTGTATCTTTATTTTGGGGTGGAAACTTATACCCAATGACTGAGAATCCTCAGGCTAATTCATCTATTGAATTTTTGCAGGATGATGAGTATCAGATTTTATTTGATGACCAAGGCAATGCCCTACAAGGAACATCTAAACTAGACTTGTCTCGTATTGATGGAGAGAACTATATGCTATGCCCATTCAATAATCAGTGGGGTTGGTATGTAGATGGTCTTTGGTATTTCACTTGGGGATTCGGTGCTGCTTATGGATTGAATACTGAAGTAGCAAACGTAAACCCTACATTTAGAGTAGACAAAGCAGCTGGAGTTATTAACTTTAGCTCAGGTATGTTTAATCGCTCTGTTGTATTAGAATATATTTCAGACGGATTGTATCCAGGTGACGACGCTCAGATTACTATTCCTAAGTTAGCAGAAGAGTATATTTACTCATACATTAAATGGGCTATCTTAAACACAAAGGCAAACCAGCCTGAGTATGTTATTTCACGAGCTCGCAAAGAAAAAGTTTCTAATTGGAGAAACGCAAAGATTAGATTAAGTAATTTACACCCAGGTCGCTTGTTAATGAGCATGAGAGGCCAATCTAAGTGGATTAAGTAAATGATAGAACTTCAAAGAAATTTCCTTTCGGGGGTCATGAATAAAGATCTTGACCCTCACTTTTTACCTGATGGTGCATATAGAGATGCACTCAATATTATTGTGGGCGATTCTGATGGAACATTTGTTTCTGAAGAAGGCTCACATAATGGGGTAGCACAAAATTATTTAGGTAACGTATTAAAGGGAACGGACTACGAGTTAACCAATGCAATGTGTATTGGTTCACTTGCTTATGAGGCTAACAATTGTATCTATTGGTTAGTAGCATCTGATTACTTGGATGCTATTTATGAATACAATGAAACATTAGATTTAACAACACCTGTTATTCAGGCAACTAAAACGCCTACTACAACCTCAAAACTTGGCTTTAATAAAGAGTTTTTTGTTACAGGTATCAACTATATTAACGGGTTGCTTTTTTGGACTGACAATCTAAATCCTCCACGCAGGATTAATATTGATCGTGCGAAGAATTATGCTGTAAATGGATTTACTGAGGCTGACATCAATGTTATCTTAGCTCCTCCTTTATCGGCACCAACAATTAATTTATATTCACAGGGTGAAGCTAACAACTTAGAGAATAAATTTTTATACTTTTCTTACAGATATAAATATTTAGACAACGAGTATAGTGCTCTATCTCCATTCTCACCTGTAGCATTCTTTCCAAAAGAATATGCATACGATTATGGTGTATCAGAGAACGTATCTATGGTTAACAACTTTAACACAGCAGATATAACTTTCAACTCTGGGCCTAAAACTGTAAAAGAGATTCAGTTGGTTTTTAGAGATACATTAAGTACTAATACTTATGTGATTGATAATTTAGTTAAATCTCTAAATAATTACGACGACGATTCGGAATATCAATATAAGTTTAAAAACAATAAAGTATTTACATTATTGCCAATTGAGCAAGTAAATAGATTGTTTGATAACGTGCCTATTAAGGCGAAGTCTCAAGAGTTAATTGGAAGTAGATTGGTATATGGTAATTATACTCAATTCTTTGATTTGTTAAAGGAAAACAAAGAACCCATTAATCCAGCTTTCTCAGTATCACTATTATCTAATTCAGTAGTCAGTGGAACACCTACTCCTACGTTTAAAAGCAATAGAGACTATGAGATTGGTATTGTCTACTTGGATGATTACGGGAGAACAACTACTGTGATTACACCAACAGATAATACTAATACAATTTACATACCTCCTGTTAATGCTGTTGATGCGAATAATATTCGTATCACAATTGATGGTACTTACCAGCCACCATCTTTTGCTACACATTATCGCTTTATGATTAAGCAGGATAAGCAGGACTATTATAATGTATTCCCATTAACTTATTTTAATGATGGTCAGTTTAAATGGTTTTTAATTAACCAAGCTGACCAAGATAAAATATCGGTTGGTTCTTATTTGTATTTAAAAAGTGCTGCAACTAATACTAATGTTCAATATAAAGTATTAGATATTGAATCTAAAAATGCCAACTTCTTAAACAGTGCTGATTCAGTTCAGCCTGCAGGTGTATATTTTAAATTAAAAATTGAAGCGTCAGAGTTACCTCCTGTAACATATTATAAAGATTATAATGTTGGAGGATACCCTAGTTCAGCTACAACTTTAGTTTTTGATAGATTTAATGTTGCTGAGAATGCTATATTCTACGGTTCAGGTTTAGATACAATGACTACAGGTGCATCTAATGTATACACTGGAGACAATGATACTAGATTTTATGTAGAAATTGATAATGTTGCAGGAACTACTTTTAAATATTACGCATCTCAAAATGGTAATTATAAAGTTTTAGTTGCTAGTGGAATTACTATTAACTCTGCTGCAGACCAAGTATTAACCTATTCGGGTGGAACTTGTTCTATTAGATTTGCGGCTAATAGTGGATATACATTTAAAGATTATTGGGTTGTTAATTGCAGAGGGAATGTAGCAGAAGTATGTTTAAATATATTCGGAGGTTACATAGATTATAATACTCCTGTACCAGGAGTATTCTTTACATTAAATAATTGGGACCCTACTGCTGCTCACGATGAAGATAGACCTGTTAAAGCGGGAGCTATATTAACATTTAAGTATAAAGAAACAAACGGGACAGACCAATGGATTACCCAGACATTTATCTCTACAAGAGATTATGTTAATATTGAAGAATGGTTTGTTGAGGATGGGGCATACCAAAAATGGGTTGCATTAGGAACTAGTGATGAAAATGTTGGTCCTAAAAATGTTTGTTTTAGAAGAGGTTTACAGTTATCTTCGGGAAGACCAGGAAGTATATCGCAAGGATCAACTATAAGTTCGACATCTTTAGCTTACCCTGTGTATATGTATTTCTACTCTTATCAAGGAGGAGCAGAACCAGCTATTGATACGGAATTTTCGTTACAACAATCTGAGTTCCCTTCTTTATTTGAGACTGTTCCAACTGACACTAACCAAGATATATACTATGAGCTTTCACAAACGTATCCTATTATCGATGGCAATCACTATGGAAATGTTGACAATCAGAATATTGCATTGGGGGCTCCGGCGATAATAGATTTAAATACACTTGACTTTAATTCTGATTTTAATGCATTTACTTTTGGTAATGGTGTTGAAAGTTTTAGAATTAGGGATGCGTGGAATTCTGCAACAATGCAGTTTAGCCCACGTGTAAACTCTACCATTGAGGGATATGAGCAGCAAACTTTAGTTCAAGCTCTTACATACAGCGGTATTTATACTCAGACATCTGCAATTAATAGATTAAATGAGTTTAACTTATCACTTGGAAACTTTAAATACTTAGATAGATTCTTTGGTTCTATCCAAAAACTATTCTCTCGTGATACAGATTTAGTTGTATTGCAAGAGAATAAGATATCTAAAGTTCTTTATGGTAAGAATTTATTGAGTGATTCAACAGGTGGAGGCGTAGTTGCATCTATTCCTGAGGTATTGGGTACTCAAATTTCTTACGAAGGAGAATATGGTATTAGTTTAAACCCAGAAAGTTTTACTAAGTGGGGTAATGATTTATTCTTTACTGACGCTAGACGTGGTGCTGTTATGGCATTACAACCTAATGGTTTATTTGAGGTCTCATCCCAAGGAATGAAGAACTGGTTTAAAGCAAACTTAGATACTAATACAGTAAAACTAGGAATGTTTGATCCATACTTTGAGCATTATGTTTTAGCGTTAGATAATGATAGACAAATTAAAACTTGCTCATTATCGGTAACACCTACATCTTTATCATTTGATGGTTTGGCTCAGAGCAAAACATTTTACATTGAGTCTAATTCTGATTGGGAGATAACTGTTCCGACTAACACTTGGGTTACATTAAGTGATAGATTTGGTTCTAATAATCAATTGATTACAGTTACAGTTACAGAAAATACCACAACTGCTAGAGATTTAGACATAACAATAAATAGTTGTGCTGATGATGTAGTATTAAATATCAGTCAAGAGGTATTATACGATTGGTATAAATTATTAAACTGTGATGTATTTAGTACTCCATATACAATTCAGTATGCGGCAGGTACTTATGAACTTAATGATCGTGTCACTTTTGGTGATTCTACATTTAATATCATTGAGGTTTTACATGAAGAGCCTGCAGGAGTTTTAATAGATGTTGAGCCTACAGGACTTCAAGGATGTCCTACTCCTGCTGCTTATTGGTATCAATTGTTTAACTGCTTTGATAGCTCTACTGCTAACTCTCAAAGTTATGCTACCGGCATATTTAACATAGATGACAGAGTTACATCAGGGGGTAGTACGTATGTTATTACAGGTGAAATAGAATACAACCCTGGTGGGACATTATTAGCAATTACTCCTACAGGAGAAACGGGTTGTGAGACATTAACTACTTACTATGAGTTATCAGAATGCTCTCCTGGTACAGGATATGCATACACTACGATTGTTCCTGGATCAGTTGGTAGAAGATATGTATTGCCATATCCAACAGAGAAGTTCTATACTTATACAGGAGCCACATTAACACAAACTACTGTTCCTCCTGGATATAATGGTTCAATTCAAATAACATCGTTCTATAGTTGTCCGTAATATTAAAATAAGTAAATTTGTAAGCATATGGCTAACTATACAATAACATATTCTCCGAGATTATCAGGATGGACATCATACCACTCATATTTACCAGAGTGGATGGTGTCTATGAATAATTATTTGTACACATTTAAGAACGGTAATTTATACAAGCATAACTCCAATACGACTAGAAATAGTTACTATGGGACATTGTACCCGTCTAAAATAACAACCATATTTAATAACGAGCCGTCTCAAACAAAGTCATTTAAAACAATAGCCACCAACTCAACGACTGCTTGGGAAACAGCTATCTTAGCTGACCAAGGAGAAGGGTATATCGATGCAGATTGGTATGCGTTAAAAGAAGGTACTTGGTACGCTTATATCAGACGTAACGAAGCCACACATAGCGATGTGTCTATGACATCTGTACAGGGCATAGGTAATGTGACTACGTATGCGGCAGGTGTACTTACGTTTGCGTTTAATATTGGTGATATAATTAGCACAGGAGACGTTCTTTATTGGGTTAACGCAGGCGTACTTACGTTAATTGGAACAATCACTGCACACACTGCGACTACAGTAACCGTGAGTGTGACTGGGACCGCACCAACAAATGGTAGCTTTATTCTTTACGAGAAGAGCCCGGTAGCTGAGTCTAGCCCAACAAGGGGAACTTACTTGAGCGTAGAGTTTACAAATAACGATACAGATTACACAGAAATGTATATGGTAACTTCTGACGTATTCAAGAGTTATCCTTGATAATTTAATTATATTTGTAGAATGAAATTTAATATTAGGTTACTAAACGAAAGTGACTACGATAATACATTGGTAAAATGGTGGAAAGATTGGAGATGGCAAGCCCCTCCAAAAGAAATGCTACCCAACAATGGATTAGGTGGTTTTATGATTTCAAAAGGAGATGTGGATGTTTGTGCAGGTTTTGCATATTTCACTAATTCAGGGATCGCATTTTGTGAGTTTATAGTATCTAATTTTAAATATAAGGATAAGGATAGACACGAGGCTATTGAGTTATTAATTGAAACAATATCTCAGGCTTGTAAGGATGCAGGGCATAAAGCTGTTTGGACTTGTCTTATTAATAAGAGTTTGGTTAGTAAATACGAAAAATGTGGATTTACAAAATCAAATACCAATTGTACAGAAATGATTAAATTATTATAACATGGCAGCAATAACAGCATCATTAATAGCTGGAACAGCATTAACAGCACCTATAATAGCAGCTGGTGTCACAGGAGCCGTAGCTGCTGGTGGTTCTGCATTAAATATTATTCAAGGATCAAATGCTAAAGGAGAAGCAGAAGATGCAGCAAGCAAAGCAGCTCAATCTTTAGCCCAAATGCAAGAGGCTGACAAATTTAAAAGTTTGCAAGTTCCTACTCTTGGATTAGAAATGGCTCAACAAAATGTTCAAGCCAGACAAGCACAACAGCTACAAGGGTTAAGGGATATTGGTGCAGCTGGAGTATTAGGTGGTCTTACTGCACTAAACCAACAAGGTCAAGCAGAAGATTTACAGTTAGCAGCACAAGCTCAACAAGCTCAATATGCACGTGACTTAGCTCAAGCACAAAATGCTCAAGGGGTAGAACAAAGAAATTTAGCTAGAAAATCAGGATTAGAACAGCAACGGTTAGAAGGAGCTCAAGCTGCGGCTGCTTATGGACAAAGCCAAATCAACATGGGGATTCAAGGAATTGCTCAGACAGCTGGCAATCTTGCTGGTCAATATATGAAAGACCAACCTTTATGGGGACAAGATACAACAGGAGTTAATTTAAAGCCGTATCAAAGTCAATTAACTAATCAGCAGACTCAACAAATTGGCACTAATGCACAACAAGCATTAGCTCCACAGTTAAATAAAATGATGCCGCAAGGAATTATGACTCCTGCTCAAAGTGCAATGAAGTCTAATTTTAATTATAACCAAAATTTACAAGGGTTAAGAGCTGCTCAAGGACAATATGATGCTTTTAAATTATCGGGACTTCGTGCACCACAAAGTGCATTTGACCAGCAGTATGCATGGAATCCAATTAACAATGAGTGGTATGCTAATTCTACTTTTTAATTAATCAAACATGGCAGAATACGCAGGATATGTAGGCAATCAAGTTCCTCCAACAGATTGGGGTAAGATTGGTACGCAGTTATTTGATCAGTATAACAAGATAAATGAAGATAGAAAAGCAGAAAAAGAAAAAATTGAAAATGATTTTTCTGAAACTTTTCAAAAAATTGGTGAATACGAAAGTACTACAGACCAAACAACAAATGAATATTTGTATAAAGGTGTAGATGAAGCTCGTAATGCACTAAAAACTCAATACGATTTATTGAAGAAAGGTGCCATTACTATGGCAGATTATAAGCTGAAGAAAAATACGCTTATGACTGATTGGGGTAATGTATCAAAAGCCCTTAAAAATAATGCAGGGATTATGGAAGGCATTCAAAAAATGAATGCAAGCGGAAAAATGTCTGGATTTGGTAGATATCGTTCAGAAAAATATGGTCAACAACTTGATATTAAAGACGGAAAACTTTATGTTAATCCAGACACATTACGTGTTTATGGAGCTAAAGTAAATCCTAAAACAGGTCTTGTTGATGCACCAACTAATGTATATAGTCCAGTGTCAATGATTAATCAATATAATATTATTGATGAAAAAGTTGACTTGAATAATGGTGTTACCGAATTCTTAAAGCGTGTATCTGATTATGGTATTGCTAAAAATCTCGGAGGAGGTAGAATTGAACTTATTGAAAATGCTCGACAAAATTCTTCATATAAAAATGCACTTGAACTTCAAGTTAATGCATTAACAGTAACGCCATTTAAAGCCGCTAGTGTTTTAATGGATTATGCAGGAGGATACCAATTTGCGGAAACAGAAGCTGAGAAAAAACAATTAATAGCAAATGGAGTGCTTGCTGAGAATATTATTTCTGCAGAAAGAGTAAATGGGGTTCTTACTCCAGTGCTTACTGATACTCAAAAGAAAGCAGCACAGTCTTATGTTAGAGACCAAATTGAAGTAGGTGTTGGGCAGAAGGAAAGTGAGACTGCTGGGTGGGCACCTCCTAAACCGGATAAAGCTGAAAAAACTCCTGAAGCTGTAACAAAAAGAAGAGATTTATATGGACACGCTGTAGGTATGTCCGAAACATTTAGAAAAGACCCAACAAACCCACAAGTATTATCTGAAATAGCTGGATTGTACCCAACAGGTTCAGTTATAGTCGAACCATTAAAACGTGGTAATGATGTAATTGGATTTAATATATTTAAAAAAGACGAAAACGGAAATAAAGTAAAGGGATCTAATGTGGGTGGAACATATGATAGAATACGAATAGACCCAGATGCTATATACCAAAGATTAACAAAGGACAATAGAATGGGCGAGGAATATGGTACGTCCGAAACAGCAAAAAGAGATTGGGTTCAAGCTGGCAATAATCCTAACAGAACCTTATTTGATTACAAGGGTACGAATAAAAAACCAGGTCTATTGGACGATAAATAATAACAAGAATTTATGGATAACGGTAAAAGATTATACGATCAATTAAGTAAGGACAAATTATATACCAAATCTTATGATGAGTTTGTTAATCAGTTCGGTAGTCCTGATGGACAGAAGAGATTGTATAATACCTTAAAGGAGCAGAATCTTTATACAAAATCTGAACAAGAATTTGTAGGCCAGTTTTGGTCAAAAAAAAAAGACCAGACTCAAGGTATGGTTTCAGCTACTCCTTCGGAAACTACGAAGCCTTCTTCGGTTTCCAAAGGTCAGATAGTAACTGGACCATCGGCATCATTTGGTCAATCAGGAAGTAAACTTTTAGCACAAGAGCCTACTAAACAAGAACTACCTTCAACCGAGGGCGAGCTTCTTCGTGCACCAGAAAAACCAAAACCATATAATTTAAAAGATAAATCTTGGTTAGAAAATAAACAAGATGTTAATGCTTTAAGTAAAGGCGTCATTGAGAAATCAAAACTTGTGGCATCTGATATCAAGGCATTTAATGCTGACTCGAAATCGTTTCAAGATGACTTAAATTCTTTTCAGCAATTAGCTGAACTTAATCCGTCTGATCCCCAATTAATTACACTTCAAAAAGACTTACAAAAAAGACAAGAGGAATTAAACCAAAGATCTCAGGCACTTAATAATCAAGCAAGTGAGGTTGATGTAGCAAATCTTGAATTAAAAAAGAAAGCTGTAGCAAACTATAAGAAAAAAGCAGAGCAAGGTAATTGGGGAGGAGCTCTTTGGAATTCAATTATAAATGGTCTGGAAAGTTCTGCACAAGGATTTCAACGGTCTACTATTGATGCAGGTATTGAATTGCTTGATTTAATGGGTATAGATTATGCAAGCAAGGAAAAGAAAGCTGAATTAAGAAACCAAGTTATAAAAGAAGGTAAAGGTAAACTTACTGAAGAGGAGATTAACTCAAAAGTTAAAGACTTATCTAAAAAGGAAGTTATAAATACATTCAAACCTATTCTTAAAAAGGGATACGAAGAAGTAAAGTCAAAGGGAACTACAGAAGAATTTATTCAAGAGAAGAAGAAAGAAGGAATTCTTCCACTTGCGACATTAGGTATAGCTGAAAGTTTACCTATAATGGCATCTGGTGGATATGGTCGTTTTGCTACTGGTGCGATGCAAACATATGCAAGCCTAAACGAACAAATGGATAATGATCCGGCATTGGCATCAATGGATGAAAATGAAAGGAAAAAAATCACATTACCTATTGCAATTATATCTGGTTATTTAGAAGATGTTAGCTTTGGTAGATTATTAAAACAAGGTGCTCCTGCATTAACTCCTGTTGTTGGAAAATTTGTTTCTGCGGTATTATCAAAAATACCTGCAAACGCAACAATGGATTTAATAGGCAAAGCAACCAAAGAGTTTGCAGAAAGTACTGCTGGTAAATTACTATTAAAGACTGCAGAAAGTGCTGCAAAGTCTTATGGAGTTGAAGCTGAAACAGGAGCATTACAATCTTCTGCAGAAATGATTACTAAAGAAATTTATGATAAAGCAAATAACATAGATTTATTTAAGAATCCTGAAATACTTTCTAAAGAATTTCTAGGCAAAGTTATATACGATGCTAATGTTGAAGGTATTGGTGGTCTAATTATGGGAGCACCTATCATGGCAGCTCAATCTGCTTTAAAAGGCAAAGACTTATCTAATGATGATTTTGTTGCAATGAAGTCTTTGATTCAAGACCCAGAAAATGCACAATTAACAATATCTAAAATAACAACTGATTTATCAACTGGCGTCATCACAAAAGAGGATGCTGAAAATCAATTAAAAGCATTAAATGAATCTAAGCGAATTCTTGATTTAATACCTGATCAAATTCCTGTAGAAAGTCAAAGAAAAGCATTTACTATATTAGCAGATAATGCTAAAATTGAATCTGAATTAGAGCAGATGTCTGAATCTATTGTAGGTAAAGACCCTAATTTAGTTACAGATGTTACTGCTTCAATGAAAGAAAAAGAAGCACAAATAGAAAAAAATAATCAAGAACTATCTAAACTACCAAAAAATGCCATTCAAGAGCAAACAACAAGTGAAGTACCTGTACAGCCAGAAACCGGAGTTAGCGGAGAAGTGGAGGAAGGAGAACCCCAATCAGAACCTCAAGTCCCTACCGAAGAAGTTAAAGTCGAAGAAGTAGCTCAGCCAACAGAGATGTCTCAAGAGGAATGGACAAAAGTCCAGGAATTAGCAGATAGAATATATAATGGCGAGGAGATTACGGCTGCAGAAGATTTACAAATGCAGCAAAAATATCCAAAAGCGATTGAATCTTTGTTGTCAAAAAAACAAGAGCCTACTGAAACACCTAAAGCTACAAAATTGTCTGATGAGCAAAATTCAGCAATAAAAAACGGTATTAAAAAAGCAGAAGATTTAGTTAAAGCATTCCCTAAACGTCAGCCATTAGCTGTAAAAGAAAAAGCTATAACTGAATTTCAAAAAACAAACCAAGAGTACATCGATGCTGACCAAACTCAGAAAGAAGAGATGATCAGACAAATGAACTATTCACTTGGTACAGCTAAGAAAGTATCACCTCCATCTGTAAAGAAGGTGTTGGGTATTAAACCAACAATGATTCTTGTAGATGAGATGAAGTCATTACAAGAGAAACTAAAACTACAAGAGAAAGCTGCTAAGAGTGGAATGGACTTTGCAAACAAGGCTAAAAAACTTGTTAATTTAACACTCAAAAAATTACCTAAAGGTGCGTTGGACACAAAAGCAATTAATTCTTTATTAACTGCTTTAGATGGTAAAGCAGAGACGGCTGAGCAAAGAAGTGTTATTATAGGTAAAGTATTAGATATTTTTAAGAAGTCAGAGGATAAGGTAGCTATTAGTAATGCTAAGTTAGTGTCTAGTCAAATCGAGGCTGAGATCAGAGGAGCTAAGAAAGGTGTAGACTTTGTAAAAAGAATTACAAAAAGTCTTAGCGAAACATTGAAGTCAATGGTTTCACGAGGGGCTATTACACCTTTTCAACAATCAGCTATTTTCAATGGGTTAAAGTCTAACCTTGCTAACCCAGCTATGCTTGATAAATTCATTGCTAAAGTGCAACAAATTATTGAGAAAGCAGATTATGCAAAAGACTTGTTTGATGCCAATAAACTTAAAGGTAGAATATCTAGTATAGCAAAAAGAAAAAACTTATCTCCTGAAGATAAGAACATTGCTAAAGGATTTACTTCTATTAACCCTGATTTAGTAACTAACCTACCTGAGTACATAAATAAAGCTACCGCATTCATTGAGTCTGTGTCTGCTCCAAAGGTTGTTGAGGGTAAAACAGTTAAACCTAAAGTAATTAATTACAAGGAGTTTAATGATTACCTAAACAAGCAAGCCACAATACAGCAGAAAGCATTAGATGATGCTATGTCGGCTAAATACGATAAGCTATTGGAGGAGGGGAAAGTTACCAGCAATATGAATGTTGCTGATATCGAGGATTATTTAAAAGGTGTACAAGAAAACCCTAAATCATTTGATTACCCTAAGTCTGTTCAAGTACTAAAGGACTCTAGAGAGTTCTTTGAGGATTCAAAGAAAGAGGTACTTGAGATGATTAAGAATGGAGAGGTTAATAAAGAAGACCTACCATTGATTAAGAAGTTTATTGACATGAACTTGCTTAGAATGTCATCAATGGATGCGTTTAAAGCCGCTAAATCATTAGAGAACTTTATTGTTAACGGATCTACGGCAAACATGGGTCTTATACTTGACACATACACAGGTGCTTTGAAAGCAGATCAAATGCTAAAGTTGCTTGAGTACAAGAAGCGTGTTGTCGATAAAAAAATAAAGCTAGGAGGCTACAAAAAATATGTATATGCTTTAGGAGATATTCCGTATTACTTAAGCAATAAAAAAGTAAAGAAGCTATCTGATGTTTACCAAGAGAATTGGTTGAAGGAGTTAGGTCATATAGATAATTTTGGTTCTACATATTTTGGAAAACCATGGGAAGATATAAAAGAGGCGATGGGATATGACAGAATTGAGCAAGGAGCTGTTCAAACAAAACAAGCAGTAATTGATTTCTCTAATAAAATAGAGGAGAAGTATAAGGATAGAAAAAATGGTGAGCATAATTTCTTGACATCATATACAGCTAATGAATTGGCTATGGTTGGTATTTTGTACAGAGAGGCAACCAATATGGATACCAAGCAGTATTTTGATGAAAGAAAGAAAAACATAAAAGAGACTATTGAGTACTTAGAAGAGCAAGAAGAGAATAAGGACTTAGCTGAAAGACTTCGTGATATTTACGAAAAGTTAGATATTGAGAATGCTACTAGTGGCAAGGAAGTTTTTGATAGAGCTAATCCTGTTATTCGTGAAGCACTTAATGATTACATCTCTGAGTATCAAAAATGGTATCCCGAGTTTGCTAGAATTGCTAAGGAGCAGTTTGGTATTATACTTTCACCTGACGCTAACTACTTGCCTGACTTCTGGGAAAAGACTGTTGACTATGATCCAGAGGCTGACGTGTTCTCGACAAGAGGATTTAGTATCGGTCATGATATTGTTAATACAAAGCCGGCAGGAAACTTTATTGCACCTAAATACCCTGATGGATTACCACGAAACGCAGATGGTAGTGTAAATAAAATTATTAATTTTGATTTCTTTCAAAATAATAACAGAGCACTTACGTCTACTATTGGTAATGTAAAGACTGCACCTGGCATGAATCAGTATTTGGGCTTTGTTAATTCACCTGCGTTTAGATACATTATCAAGAATAAGTACTCTAGAGATTTATTTAAAGATAAGATGGACTACACTATTCGTAGTTTGACTAATAACGCAAAAACTCCTAAGTCAGGAGCTATCTTTGATTTCTTAGCACCACTATATAGTTACCTTGGAAAGGCAGGTGCTAGATTAGGACTTAGTTCAGTTTTTGCGGCTAGTAAGCAGACTCTACCATTGTTCTTAAATACATTAACTTACTTGAATAAAAATTCAGGTAAAATGCTTGAGGCAATGAAGATTATTAATGACCCTAAGGTTATGGAGTGGATGAATAAGATGCCATATACAGTTAGTGTAAGGAGTAAGGAGTCTGTTACGTCTATAGATTTTGCATCAAAGTTATTAGATAAAGGCGATTACTCGACTAAGGATAAGGCCGCAAAGTCAATTAAGAGTGCCTTGGATTTTATTATCGATAAGCGATTAGTGCCTGCCGATGTTTACATTGCTCGTACTTCTTGGCTTGCTATTTATTTGAACGAACTACAAAAACTTGGTGTCAAAGACTTTGATTTTGATGGGTATGATAGCCCAGAAAGTATTAAAGCGGCAAAAGAAGCTGAGCGAATTGTCAAAAAGGAGCATAACCAAAGTATGTCTGAGCTATTGCCTAGACTATACTCAGGTAAAGACTCTGCAAGAAAATTCGCTAGGATGGCTTTTGGTCCATTCTCTGGATACTCAATGGCAATGAAAGATAAAATAAAAGCTAACTCAGCTATTTTATTTGACACGAACTTCAAAGCAACCAAAGAAGAGAAAGCTGATGCAGCCAAATCTATGGTGGCTACATTGATAGAACAAACTATGTTCAATGGATTAAGATGGGGTATTGGGGCATTTTTTATTGGTGTGGCTAACTACATTGATAATGAGGAGGAAGATGAGGATACTAAAACACTCAAAGCAATGCAGGAGGCTCAAAGGATGGGTACTAGCACATTGCAATCATTTACTGGATCACTTCCCTTTGTAGAGGAAGAGGCAGAGCAATATGCTATAAATGGGTTACTAGACTTAGTTGACTATCTTCACGCTTATATTACTAATAAAGAAGATGGTAAAATGAGTCCAGAGCAAGAAGCTGCTTGGAAAAAGTTTGAGTCGGGTGGTGAAGAGTCTATGCCTGAAACCTATGAGGAAAAACAAAGAAAGAAAACAAAAGAGAAAATAAATAAACCATTAAGAATATTTATTCCTGAGACGGAAGGTAAGTTCGATGCAATGATGAGCCTAATGGGTGGTACGACAGCTGTTTCTTATGAAGTTGGCAAAAAGGTTATATTCGACAACTTTATGGAGCTATATAAAGGAGGATACACAGATAAGTACGATAAATTCCATCCATATACCGAAGAAGAAAAGCAGAAAATTTTGAATAGAATGTATTTGGCTCCAGGTGAAATAACAGTATTCCCTACCGAGTATAGAAGCATTCAGAATAAACGTAAGAAAAACTTTATTAAGAATGTTCTTAAAAGAGAGGATTATGATAAAAAAATGGAAGCCGAATTTAATAAGACGAACTAATAAAAATGGGGACCATGAGTCCCCTTTTTAATTAATCACCTTATACGCAATTCTAACTTAAAAATCTTAATTTGTAAAGTGTAGAGCTTAATAACTCTTGAGTGTTGTCAACCATTTGTTGTAAGTAACCATCGGTTAAAGTACCACGGTATCCTTCAAATGCTGTCATCTTTTCTTTCAAGTAATCTACCATATCAAGACCCTCTTCTAGCTTAAAAGATTTGTATCCTTTAATGATACCATACTTACCTTGGTAAGCCTCCACGTAAGCGTCAAATTGATCCGTAATGCCATCATACAATTCATTCAAAGCCTTGTGTTCTGCGAATGATGATGTTTGCAAGTGAGCAATGTGTGAGATATCTTGAATCTATAATAATGAGCTAACGTATTCTTGGACTGTCATAATCTTATATTTTCACAAAAATACTAAAATATATTCACTAGTCGTGCAACCTGCCCATTCTCTTTGTGGTGAATGAAACCTTCAACAGCTTTGGGAGAATGCTGATATCCGGAACGATGGTGCCAACTATCGGTACCACTGGGAGATCGGAGAGACTCGACGCAAACGCCCATGTAATCCTTAGAAGACTTGTGGTGCACGTGATGAGTATAAATGTAGCGGTGTTTTGAGTCTGCCCACTCTTTACTTGCTTCATGAGCCATTAATAGGGGTAAGTCTGATACCTTAGCCCCGTCTCCGTGTGTTGTGCCAATTAGGTTTGAGCCATACTGAGTGTACTTACGGTGGGCAATAGAGCAATCAAATGTGATGTTTGGATTATTATGGAACCAAGACTCGATTGCATCGGCTAAAAAGAAGCCATTAGTGTAGTCGTGGTTTGATGGATTAAATACAAAGTGAACGTCAGCTATACCAATTAACATCTCGATGACCTCGATATATAACTTCTTAGCGACTCTAAAGTTGTCGTACCACATTCCATCCGTATCCTGTGGAGTTCCGCTTGTAGTCGTACGTTTTGGGGTGTCTATGTGAAGGATGTCATTACCACCTACAAAAAGAATCTTGTCAATGTTAAAACCAGATGCTTTTTGTACGATTCCACGTACACCATCAAGTACACGCTGAACAGCAATCTGATTATTGTAGTCATCGCCAGTCTCAAAAGAAGAGGCTAACTTGCCAATGTGAATATCAGCTGGGTCAACAACTAATAGGTGACCATCCTGAATGTTACTGCGATCTAACTTGGGATATACAGGTGCGTGCTTTTGCATCTCAGCCACGATATCAGCTCGCATGTCATGATATGTTTGTACCGGGTCTTTCTTGTCAACCTTGACAAAAATAGACTGCTTATCAGTCTTCAGCCAGTAGTGCGATACCTCACCGATTGGTGCACCTTCTTTATCACACTCATCGTTTAGGCTGCGATGTTCTGTTCTTAAAATGTATTCGGAAATTCTTTTGCGTAGCGTATCGACATTTCTGTCGTGCATATTATAATTCTCCTGTACTCTTCTAGCAATCTCAGCTTTGTTAAGATCGCCTTGTTGGTGTAGTTCTAGTGCGTATTCTAGGTAAGGTTTCATCACGTAATTGATTTAATTTTTCGATTAGAATTGAAATAGAGTCTTGAAGGTCTTCGTACTCTTTGTCTATAAGAGCCTCATATATCTCGTCTGTCATCTTATTGATGAAGCGAATTGTTGTGTTAGTATAGTCAATATGCTCTTTCATAAACAAATAAAGGGGAAGTGTAAAACGATAAACACCTCCCCTTCAAAAAAATTATCACTTTAACCTTTGTAAATTTAGTTAAATATCTAATTACTTGTACATTTTTAATAAAAAATTTATAAGAACCCATTTTCAAGGACACCACCGACCAAAGCCTTAGTGGTTTTAAATGGGTAAACCTTATTAACCATCACAAGATAAACAATCAGGATCCGTTGCACGTGTAGCAATATCAGCCCGCAAAACAGATTCTGTACGCATATAATACAATGTCTTAATACGTTGTCTCCAAGCCTCCATGTGTACCTGATTAATCCACTTAGGTGTAGCCTGAGATGGGAACGCTAGGTTTAATGAAACAGATTGGTCAATGTACTGCTGACGGATACCTGCCTGCTTAATTAATTCTAATTGGTTTATCTCCTTAAATGTTTTGAATACATCCTTAACTGGGATATGGTCATCGCCTTCAGGATTCTCAGTCAACTTTCCGTTCACATAGAACCAGTTATCTAGTTCAGCAATGTCTTGGATTGATCCACCATCAGCAAGAATCTTATCCCATATCTCCTTGGTGTTAATACCAATCTTCTTCAATACTTTCTCGAGCTCTTTGTTCTTGCGAATGAATGTACCCTTAGCTGATTGGTCTGTGAATACGTTAGCAGCCCAAGGCTCAACACCAGCAGATACGTTACCACTTAGCTTAGAGTTAGATACGGTTGGAGCTATTGCACGTAAGTGTGTGTTACGCATGCCTGTCTCAACACACCATAATGGCTCGCCATATTCTACAGCCATGTCACGTGATGCACGCTCAGACTCAATCTTAATTTGAGAGAATATCTTACGTGTCTCAAACTGAGCAAGCAATCCTTCGAACGGAATACCTTTCTGTTGTAAGTATGTATGCCATCCTAGAACACCTAGTCCAATAGCACGACCTTTCTCAGCAAATCGAACTACGTTCTCGAAGCCTTTCATATTCTTAGCTTTCTGAATGAACTCTTCAAGCACACCATCTAGAAACCATGTAGCTACATAGATTAAGTCTGTGTCTTTCCACTCGTCGTACTTAGCTAGGTTGACTGATGATAGGCAACACACAAAGCTATGGCTCTCATCTGTATGTAACACAATCTCCGAGCAGATGTTAGTCATGTACACCTTCAAGCTATTCTTCTTGTATGCCTCAGGGTTCTGCTTGTTTACATTACCTTTGAACATGATGTATGGCTCACCTGTAGCCTTACGCTTCTGTAATAACTTACCCCACTTGCGACGTGCATCCGGGTCTCCTTCTTCTAGCTTACGCATGAACTTATCACCCACCACAGCACATTGGTGTAGGTTTAAGCACTGGCGATTCACATCACCCTTGGGCTCACGAATCTCCAACCAATCCTCAAAATCTTTGTGCTCAATGTTAAGGTTACTAGATGCCGCACCACGACGAACATTGCCTTGTGATGTTGCAAGAATGGTAGAGTCAAAGATTTTAGTGAATGGGATAACACCATCAGATGTTCCGTTCTTAGATATCTTTGATCCTGCAGGACGGATGCGGTTAAAGCCTACTCCTACACCACCTCCGTGTTTAGCAAGTAGCATCATCTCTAAGTTCTTAGTACCAATGTCATAGACTGAGTCAGCTATGTCAATACCATAACAAGAGATAGGTAAGCCTCGATCAGTGCCTGTGTTAGATAGCACAGGTGTAGCTAGGTTTAACCATCCATTCCAGATGTATTGAAAGAACTTGTCAGCCATCTCAGGCTTACCAAGTCTATCAGCTACAGCACGAGATACACGTGCGTATGCATTTATTGGTTTCTCTCCTGCAAGCAGGTATCCACCTGAGATTGTCTTTACGTATTCGGGTGAGTTACCCCAAGCTGGGAAGTCTACATCTAGTTCCCATCCTAGGTTCTCTGCGTGATTAATCATTTTCTAAAGATTTAATTAGTTCAAGTAAAAATTCTATCATTTGCACAGCACTCTCTGAGCTGCTTGCATCTATGGAAGCGGTTGACTTATCGGGCAACACTATCTCCATCTTTATTGGGGAATTTGGCATAGCTAAATGATGTTAAAAAAGAGGTTAAAGGTTCTATCTCATCAAAATACATATACTCATCATCGAATATATAAACCTTCCATGTGCTAAGTTTTGCCGCATCATCCTCATTTGTAATTAACGTAGTATGCTTGGATACTACATATACATAGTAGTAAAAATCGTACTCATGTCCTGACTCATGTTTAGAGATAAAGACTTTCTCAAAACCTAAATCTATTAGGTCTTGCTCATGGATAGGATGGTGCTTTATCATTCCTTTATGAAGACTCCGTTAGTTGTTTTTCCTTTGCGATGCTTAATCTCATTCCATGCGGAGTTCAATGCTTCTTGTGGTGTTAACCCACATTGCATTGTCAAGATGATAAGAGTAACGAACGTGTCACCTAAGCCGTCAATCAATTCATCAGGCTTGTTCTTGCTGATAGCGGATGCCGCTTCGCCTAGCTCCTCAATTACTTTTACGAATTGAGACTTTACAAATGATGGGTCAATCAAACCTTTGTCGTTAGCCCAGTCATGTACATTAATAATTAGTTGGTCAAAAGATAATTCTTCCATTGTTATTATATTTAGTTTAAGTTAAAACATATCACTCCAGTCCTCGCCTTCATTGGCTTTGCTATAAGCAGTTGGTCTGGTTGCAAAAAAATCTGAGTGCTCAACGCCTGCTGTTAATTGGTAGAACCAATCTAATTGCTCGGCAGCACCTGGGTCGTAAGCAAAGATGGCATCATAGCCTAGCTCTACTAACTTATCGTTGATGCGTTTGTGCATAAAATGTTTAAGGTCGTAAGCCTTTAAGTTTTCTAAGTCACCTCTTTCAAATATCTTGTCAATGAATTTCATCTCCATATCCAAGGTTAACTTAGCCGCTTCAATGATGGCATCCTTTGCATCTGTCTTTAGGTCAGGGAATTCCTCACACATATGACGGAACAATTGACACCCCATCTTAGAGTGCAGAGCCTCATCTCTTACTGACCATTTCATCTGTTGACCAACACCTTTTAGTTTATTGTTCAATTGGAATGAATAGAGCACAGCGAATGAGCTATACAATGCTACACCTTCAGTGAACGCTGAGAAGATAGCTAATGATCTAGCCACATCTCTACGAGCTGGTGCACTCGTGCAAAGAATCTTATAGTTGTAATGGTGTGGCACAGATGTTAACGCCTCCACACGACTAGCAATAGCAGGCTCGTGCATGAACCCCTCGTAGTCATCAAGACCAAGAGTATCATTAAGATACGAGTAAGCCGTTGCGTGAACAGTCTCCTGAGCTCCGAACATCATAGCCATCTGAATGATTTCATACTTAGGGAACCAATCAGTCACCATGCCTGTCCAGTAGTCAGACACAGCACACTCTGTCTGAGCAAATCCAAGTAGGATATTGCCTACCACGTGCTTCTCATTCTCTGTTAGATTCTCATTCCAATCTTTTACATCGGATGACATAGGAATCTCTGTGTGTAACCAGAATGCTTGGGCTTGTTTCAACCATCCTTCTGTGTAATACTCTGGGTATTCAAAAGGTTTGTATGCAATACGTTTTTCAAATAAACTCATAAGATGCTATAAATCGTTTTATTGTTTTGTCTTTAACTATTAAGTTCCCATCTGATATTTCATCCAAGAACTGGTCAATGTCTATTTGCTCAAGCAATTCGACTGTAACCACCTTATCTGGTTCTTCTTTATGGTCAAGATATATCTCGCCTTCAGAAGCGTAAAACCTAAAATACTTAGGCTCTTCTTCGACAACACTGAACGCAATTACACGTTCAATATCTCTGTCTAATTCATTAGAGAAGTGAACCATTGCATCAGCTATCTGATCAAAAGTATCCTCCCGCATCGAGCTCATCCATTTGAAGAGACTCTGCGGTACTGCTACCATTTGTCTCTCCTCGAAATACCTCGACACTAAATCCGTGTTTTCTGAGTTCATTTAGTCTAAATTTTTGTAAGTCTGATACTTTTCCTGTTGGTGTCTTCACCTCGCTAAACAAAACTCCCTTGGTCGGATGCAAAGCTAGTAAGTCAGGTATACCGTTCTTGTTAGTCTTGATTAACTTAAGAACATAGTACCCTTCTTTCTCTAGTTGCTTAATTCGTTTGGATTGTATTTGTTGTTCTGACATGGGGCTACGAATTTAAGAAATCTTTCTTGAAGAAGTTTAAGGTATAGTCCTTTTTTTGTTGAACCACTTCGTAAATCTTTTCCTCGATTCCTCCAATCGTAAACACCCAATACACCTTGTTAAACTTGCGGTCGATGGTGGTCATCCTATCCTTGCTTTGCCAATAAGATGTTGCACTAAAATCTATGTTATAGTACACCAAGAAGTCAGCGTTGCGGAGGCTAATACCTTCACGTCCTGATACAATCTGAAGAGCAATGTTCTTGCTAGTTGTATTGAACTCCTCAAGGTCATCAGTCAACTCATCACCAAACACAAACTTTAATGCATCCCACTCAGCCTTGAACTTATAAAAGATTCCTATCTTCTTGTTCTTGAACTGATCCTTGATGTAGGTAGCCTTGGTGTAGTCAAACACTAGTCTTCTGCCTGACTCAAGGATGATGGTGCCTGAGTACATCTGATGTAACTTGTTCATCATCTTAGCCCCAGTGTCAGCAAGTATCGTGTCATCATCACCTTGCACAACTGAATCTTTCTTCAGTTTGTTAGCCAACTTGTAAGTCAAAGGGCTCATGCCAACTCTAAGCACTGCCTCCTCTACTGATGTAGTGAAGCCTGCTTTCTCTTGGGTGAATGATATCATTAGATACTTGATGGCATCCATAATTTTATCTTTCAACGCACCTGAGTAGTCATTAACTTTCATTGCACCTATGTACTTTATTTTTACTTTAACATAGTCATTAGCCCACCGGTAAAAGTTAGCATAAGATTTGAATGGGTTATTAGGATGCACATAAAGCTGGTGGTATATCTGAGAGTAACTCTCAGGTGTCGGTGTGCCCGATAGAAATATAACCTTTGCGTTAGACTTCTTCACCAAATCTTTAACTTGCTTCGCTCTTTTGCTAGGCTTAGGGAATGCACCCATGGTGTGTGCCTCATCACAAATTATGAGGTTCCAATTTGTCCCCTCAAGTTTATGTAATGACTCATAGTTTACACACGTAAGGTTAAAGTTACAACCTAAATCTTTATGGTCTTTCTTAATACCTGGCACCACCTTTAACTTAGTGATGAACAATACTTCTTTAGCACCTAATGCATCGCAGATAGCTAGTGATGTCATGGTCTTACCGGTCCTTACTTCCATAGAAAGATACAGCAGACCATGCTCTTTAATAATGCCAAGCCCGTCGTTTACTATCTTCTTCTGGTAATCCCTTAGTTGTATCATAATTATTTGCGTAATAAGTTTCTGCATCAAATGCAGGGTTAGAAATCTTTTCTTCTCTTGTTCTTAAACCCTTTTCGTAGCCATCGTTCCAAGCGTCAAGTATTTGTTTTCTTTCAGATATAAGATACTGCAATCCAATAACTCTAAGAAAGTTCGGTATACTATCTGTAGGCATTCGGATAATCTTCTCCATAAAATACCTTAATGTTGTTTTATTCTTTTCCATAAGTTTCTTTATAATAATCTTCAAAGTCTTTCCCTATGTTTTGCATCTCATCTCGGACACCCCTGTAATAAGCCTCTCTTATTTTATCTTCCTCCATTTGTTTGCTTTTCATAATAATGTTATCTAATACATCATAATTAATTATTACTTCATTATTAAGACTATATTTACATTCAAAGTGCAACAACTCTTCTAACCACTCTACTGCTGTTTGTTTTCTTTGTTCCATGGGTATTGACTGCTTAAAAATTCTCTGTAAACCGATAGTAATAATTCTTCAGGTATAAGTTCTCCATCAATGTAGACTTGTCCGTTTTTTATTCGCATTAACTCCTTGGGTTTATCCCATATCTCCATGAAGTGATCGCATTCGCCATCCTCCTTCATTGGTGGAGTCATAAAGTATGACTGGTAGTCACTCGCTTTTGCTGTGTACCTATAGCACATCTGCTTCTTTTGGCACTCATCTCCTTTACATTTTGCTATATCAGGCATTGTCTTGTTGTTTAATATTGTGTTCAATACCATTCTCTGTAAGCATTAAAGAAAAAACTGATGCAAGTTTTAGCACATCCTTACCTTCTTTTAATTCTATTGTAATAGTTTCTCCTTCCCAACTAAATGATACACTAAACGGGCTTGGTATAAATCCTTTAATAGTATATCCACCTGTGTCAGCCATTTTTAGTTTATCTTCGTACATTTTAATTTCATCATTCATTGTCTTGTTGTCTAGTTATGTTAAAATTATATCCAAAATAAGGTAACGTCTGATTGTCTCCGTAGCCAAGAGTCTCTAATAAGTCCTCTAGTTCTGAGTCAGACAAAGTACCGCATTGTAATGCGTAATCTATAACAAGAGCAAGAGCTTGCGTCCTCGTTATATCAATTGTTGATTTCCATCCCATTGTCTTGTTGTTTATGTAAAGGTGTAGGCAACCAACCAGATACATCTATCTGATACTCGTGCCATAATTTTCTCCAATTGTTACCATCCCACCATCCCCAACTGATACCATTAGCACCAATGTTAATGATGTATTGACCAACTTTTGGGGGCTTGTCTGTTCTCCAATAGATGTCTTGTTGTTTAAGTATTAACATAATCTCTCTTGTTAGAGAACCTGCTGTTTTAGTACCATCAATAACCCATTTGATAATGGCATTTTCTATAGCACTATATAGTTTATCTTCAGTCATTGTTTTGTGGTTTAAGCTCATATAACCTACGCTTCTTGTTGTAAGTAACGTTTTCTTTGGGTATCATTTTTACATCTGTTATTAATATTTTGCATGGTTCTTCTAGATACCAAATGTAATCCTTGTCTGTTTCAGAAATCATTCCTGCTTCGCAGTATCTTGGGTTGATATCAGGTGACTGAAAGTATACTATATTATCCATTGTCTTGTTGTTTTGACAGAGGGACATCAATGTCCTTCTGTGAATTAAACTGTGAGTTCATTATATTTCTTATTCTCTTTTTGTAGGCATCCTTCCTCATAGCCTTCTCTTGTTGCTTTGTGAAAGGCTCAGATCCCCAAAAGTTACCACACGATGAAACATGCATACCTTGAAATTCTTGCATATCTGAACCATCATCTGAATATCCTGTGTATATTGGCATTGTCTTGTGGTTTAAATTCTGTTAGGTAACTATAATCTGTCTCGTATCCTGCCTTATTCTCAATAGAATAAACCGACATATCAATTTGATAGCCTGGATTCTTATCTATTCTGTTATAAGTCCAAGCGTTATCCATCCAAATAATTCTATTGTTTGGGTAGATAAAGTAATTGCCATTGTCCATCTTGAATACATGACCACACTTATGCTCAGGTGTCTCAGAGAAGTTGGTATCTAACATACTTCTGTTCTCAAATGCCCAGTCCAATGTAAACAAGTACGTGCCTTGTCTCTTGATCCCTGAGATGGACAGCAAATCTGCTCTCAGTCCTGACATTCTTGCTCTTACCTGAACATCTACGTATGAACTAAAGCAGTCCCAATACATGTACTCAGTCAGTGGTAGCTCCTCTGCATCTTTTCTCCAACAGAATGCGTGAATAGGTCTACGTGTCCAGTTGACTCCGTTCTCCAAGAATGCCTCAAACAAAGGCGTTCTCTTCTCTATTGATGCGACCGAGTGAACGTCACACAATGTGTGCTCTCCATGTCCTTTGGTATGGTTAAACAAGAACTCATTTCTAATGAAGCAAGTTAGTGTTGGGATATTATGATTTAAGTATGGCATGTTAGTCTATGTTATGATATTTTGGTTCTGGTTTGCGATTTGCATCCCAAAAGGCTTGCCTATCTTTAATCGCTTTCTTTCTTGCTTCAATAACATCTTTAGCTTTATCAAATGAATCTACGTAATTACTTGAATCTAATGGGTGATCTAAAGTATGATGAGATAATGGACAGCTACTATGAATATCTCTATACCAAGTATCTCCTACTAATTTTACCTGAGCAACAAATCCATTATAGTTTTCTTGTATCCTATATTTTTCTTTGTTTTTTGTTATTTTATCGTACAATTTTTCAAACATTTCTAGTTTCATTTCTTCTATTTGTTTTAGGTTTTCATAATGTAATGGTATTCCAATAATAGCCATTTCAATTCGACCTAGTCTTTCTGAATCATTCATTTATTATAAGATTTAATACTATAAAGTTGTTGAATTTCTTTAATGAACTTTTGCAATTCTCTTACGTCTCTCTGTTCTTTGATGACCTCAATGTTATCTTTATTTATTTTATACCACTGCTTCTTCATCTTTTTAAGTATGCTCATTATAATAGTTCTAATTGTTTATCTTCTTTTAATGGGAACACCATCCACTTCCCTGCACCATCACGACCCTCTACAGGGTTGCTTCCTGTCATATGCAAGCAGTAGGTACGTAGCCACGAATTAAATCGTTGCTTAGATAGCATACGGAACATGCCGTTGTTATCCGCTATGAACTTATCGAACACATCATCAGGTCTGAATCGCTGATTCATCGGTATGAATGATGGCCCAAACTCGTGAGCCCACTCAGCAAACTCAGCGTTAGTCTCTGCCCTGAACTTGCGTTCTTTAAGGTTCACAAAGTTACATTTAACTAGACCAGTATTCAGGTACCCTTGCAATACTTTGATCATATAGTTGTCGAACGCACACCAATCATCTTGGCTCCAATCATTGAACAACAATCGACCAAACTCATCCTGAGGTGTGAAGTCTTTAGAATAGAATTGCTTGAACTCCATCTCCCACTTACGCCTCTCAAATGAGTTACCTTTACCTTGGATAGCATAGTTAGTAGTGATGACAACCTTTGGTGACTTATGGAATGGAATCTTAATTGCATCCTTGTTCTTACGCTCAACCGTGATACCCTCAGTAACCACAGAGAATAAACGCTCAAAGTCAAAGTTCTTCTTCACATCATCAAACACCAACACCTGCGTGTCTGTGCTAACTAACTGATAAGCAAAAGACTTATCAAATGAGAATGATTTACCATCAATGGTGACTGCCTTCTTCATGCGACTTATGCCGTTCATAAATAGACCCTTACCAGTACCTCCCTCAGGATTCTCCGATATCACCTCATCATTAATGATTACCGCAGGGCAGTAGCCACCATTCTTAAATGCATGAAGGATGAAGCCAATGGTTGACTCGATGGATGCCACACGTTGGTCATCATTGCCACCGATGTTGCGAATGAATGTTTTGTAATCACACTCATCTGCAGGACAGAATATGAAGTCACGTTGGATAACTTGGTCTGACCAAACGTAGCCACCTAAGTCCTCATAGTTTAATAGGACAGTTTGATTCTTAGTCACCTTGACCACACCATTCTTGAAGTATAGGTACGCCTCATCCTTTGTGTCCTCTACAAAGTAGATGTTGACCGAGTCAAGCATAGACAAGAAGTCCTCCCTGAAGAAGCGAGTCTTGTCAGCAAAGTAATTATATACGCTTAGGTCCTGGAAGTTATTAAGGATATGGTTTAACACAAAGTCCTTGATGTCATCCTCAGTACACATCTCAATTAAGTTTTGATTAATACGTACAAAGATGAAACCCTTGTTACCCTCAGGTACATACTTGCGATACCCATTGTTTTCTAAGAATGTCTTTAGTTCGTAGTGTATCAATGTCACCACACCCTTGTCACTCTTAGTCCAGAATGTATTCTTGCTTTGCTCCTCCTCGATTCTAGTTAGTACTGAATCAATCGTTCCGTCCTCCACTCCGGAGGCTTTCAATTGAGAACGGATGTCTTTTTTTGGCACGCCACGGCTAAGTTGATTCTTTGCAAAGTCAACACGTGATGTATCCTCAAAGTACTTGGTAGCATACTTGTCTGTATGACGATAAGCTGAGTCAATGATACCCTGAATCTCCTTGGTTGTAAAGTCTTCCGATGCGAACGCCATCATACGATACATCGCCTCAGACTTAGATACGCCATACTCGTTGAACGCCATAGCAAGCACGAACAAATTATTGTTGCGTGCACCTGACACGAAGCCAAACTTATTGTCCCACCATTTAGCAAGTCTATTAATGATTTCGTTCTCATCATCGATAGGGATGGTTGGTCTCATGTCTTTAGTCACGTGCTCAATCTCTGCATCATCCACCTTGTTCCACTCAATAGAGTTTACATTAACAAAGATGGTCGGATCGTATGACTCGTAGCACACACGTGACACATTCTTGGATGTCTTATCAAACTGCTCGCAGTTATAGTAAGCCTCCAGTGCATTGAAGAATGACTTGTGCTTGCTTGCATCCTTTGGTATCTTAACCAATACCTTCAGGCCATTACCTGATGGTGATATAAAAACTGAAAACGTATAAGGGTCATTAGCCAGTTCATCTTTCTTGGCTAGTATCTCATCACTTGATGGGAAGTTATCGAAGTCTAAACATATCAGACCACTATGCTCCATAAGAGCCGAGTCTTCACGCTTAGAGAACGTACCTGAGAAACATATCGCAGGCAACTCTTGCTTGAGCTTGTTACGTAGCTCCTTATCTTTCTCCAATCTAATCTTGCGGACAATGTCTTTGGACTTACCCTCCTTGACTCTTGAGAGTATAGCCAAGACATCCCGGTAGAATGGGACAGATGTCTCTTTTATGTTAGAAAAAATAGTTACTTGCATTTGCGTACTGGTGGTTCGAAGTTTATAGCTAAATATTCTCTGTATTTAAGGTCGCTGCCATCATTAGACCAATCCTTATAAATCGAATCCCAATTAGGTTCTAACCTTTCAGCGGTAAATCCTTGCAATGCGTATTCAGTAAATGAAAGAATTCGAGAACCTTCACCTCTATACCAAAGAGATATATCATCAAAAAAAACATATACGTAATCATCTGTTGCTACTCTTCCAACTTCCCCCCAACCATATCTTATATCGAATACTTTATCACCTGCTTTAAATCTTTCCATGTCGTTTTAAGTTAAAGTTTACATTTGTACACGAAAAAGTGTACACTTTTTTTTAAAGTTTACATTTATAACTTACTGATTTATAATAAGTTATATTTATTACTCTTTGATTATGTACAAAGTGAACAAAATATATAAGAAAAGAGAAAAAAATAATTTATCTAAAAAGAAAAAATATATATTCATCTAAGTCCCACATATTTTGTTCATTTGTACACTAGAACGGTAGTTTAGAAAACTTCCATTTTAAAAAGGAAGGTCTTGTTCTTCCACCGTTGGAGTTGGTGCAGGAGCTGGAGCAGGTGCACTTTGCTTGGCCGTAGAGCCACCATCAGATGACCATACTAGCTTTGCATTACCTAAGTAAACTTTAGGGGCTTTAGCCTCACGTTCTTCTTGTGTTTGAGACTCATAAATACTAGCAGTGTTACCATACTGGTCTGCCTCGTCATTAATCGAGATAGTTACATTTGCGTAAGTACCTTTCTTACCTTCCACTAATTTAGATTTAGTGATTTTTTTTACATCTAATGATGCTGAAAATAATTGTGCCATAATTTATTGTTTGTTTAATTGTTTACTATTTTAACTATTGCTGTTTTTTTTAACGGAAAGGATGCGACTAATGGATTCATTGTCATATGAATATATGTTTCTTTCCCTGTAAAAAATGAAAGTCTATTTCCTTCATAATGCTCCACGAAATAATCTGCATCAATGGAATAGATATCTTTTTTATATAAAAGAGTATATGTTTTTTTAGGTGTCATATGTTTGTTTTATTTAATTCACTTAACCGAAGATTTGCACTTTCATATGTATTCCACCTTTCATAAAATACATCAATAAACCAAAAAAATCTAATGTAAATATTGTAGTAAATCTCACCAAACATTATTTGTTCCTTTATGATAAATTTTATCATAGCGTTTCTAATTTAAAATACTGAGTAATGTCATCGGTCGCATTTGGCCCGAAGAACTTTTGGTACACCTCGATGGCCTTGTAGACCTTCTCTCTGCCACGATCTAAGAACTCATCTGAGCATTCAAACAAGCCCGTACGACAGCTATCTTTCTCTACTGCGATAAACACCATAGGCTTACCGAATAATTGGTTGTAGATGTAAGCCTGCGAGTCGTAGTTATACTTACGTGCAGAGAATTTAAAGTCATCAAGGTTAGCAGTGGTCTTTAGGTCAATAAGAATCTCATCACCTACAATATCCGACTTACCTTTCCATTGTACGCCACCAATCTCACCGATTGCCGGAACCTCGTACGCATTAGCTGAGTCACGGATCATATCGTAAAACGTTAGGTTTCCCATCAATGCCTTAGCCATGCGTTCACAATCATCAACTTCTTTCTGAAGTAATAACATGTCAGCACCTGAGGAGGCTAACGCATCTTTGTACAAGTTAGTCGTACGTGTCGATGCCTCCACTGCCATAAAGTTCTTTAACTTCTCAGGCTCAAGGATGAACGTGTGAAAGTAAGACCCTGCAAGCATAGCAGGAGTCTTTTCTTTCGGCACACCATACTGCGTAGGGTTGTACAATAGAGCTCCGATGTCTGAGTTAGATAGGTACTGCTTACCAATTCCAGAATAGTATTCTGAATCGTTTTTCAATGTTTCTAAGATGTTATTTCTCATTTGCGTATGGATTTTCAGTTGTTATTTGTTTTAAAATATATGCACTTCTTGAATTATCACTTGATAAATGATATAAACCATCATCTGATTTATGTGAAAAATGATATATGTGCCAATTTTGATAATCTTTATCTCTTCCCCATACAATCTGACCTTTCTTAGGTAATTCTTCAGGTCGCTCTTGGCTGAATCCTTCAAGTGTATATTCGGTAAAAGATAGCAGAAATGCATCTTTAAGATTTTGAAAATAATTTTGACTACTATTATCAAATTTAACTTCTACATAAAAATCACCTGAATTATTTATTTTATAATCATTTGTGACGGTTCCCCATTTATATAAATAATGAAACACCTTATCTCCTTTTTTAAATACATTCTCCATTACTTCTTAAGTTTATTGATTGCTGACTTGACTTGATCTGATAACTCATACTTCTTGGATAAGTTCTTGAACACATCCTCAGACTTTAGCCCTATGTTATCGACAACATAGTTGACTACTTTCTCCCAGTTCGCATCCCCTACCACAAGAGCAATCTTGCCTGCAGGTTTAGCCACCACCTTAGCAGGAGTGCCATCGGTTGCCTCAGGGAAATCTTCTTTGGCATAGATGTTAAGAGCCAAGCCGTGTAATGCCAACGCCTTAACCGTGGAACGCTGAATAGTTTTGTTCACATCGAACGATGTAAGACTAGCTAGTGGGATAGACTTGTTCATGTGATTCATTACTGGTAGATAGTCAATGTACTCCAAGCCATTGATGGTAACACCAACCTTGACCCAAGCCGTAGCCCCATCTGAAAAGTAATTCATCCCAGTCTCTGATTCGTACACCGTACGTGTCATGTCAGGGAATAATTTCTTGCATTCTGCCCAAGCAGTAGCCCAAGAAAGGTAAGATAATTGACCCCTCTTCTCGACTTTGGATGAGAGGTTGAGAGCAGATAACTGCTCGAACACTGATTTGTTAGACATATTAGATTAAGTTAAAGTGAGCGACAAAGATAAAATTAAAATTGATATTTACAAAAAAATTATTTCTCAAAAAGTTCTTTTAATAAGATAACTCTATTCTCTAAATCAAATAAATCACCTGAATTAGGTATAATAATATGTGACTTTCGTAATATATTGATATCAAAAGAATCCAAAGGTTCATCTTGTTTGCGTGGGTCGTACACTCCAATAACTAAATCAAATATGCCATCACGTAAGCAAGCATCTAGTTCTTTATCACTACGCATACCAGTATAAATTTGGTTGTGATTCATGATATCTTTAGCTAGTTGACCGGGATAGTCTTTGTTGTATTCGCAAATCATGTCGAACCATTCAGCTCTATGATTTACCCTGTCCTCAAAACATTCTTCCTCGGTTTTGTATCCATACTTTTCCTTTAAAGCATCAAATAAAAACAATCTTGATGCAGCTTGCGAACTACTCTCACTTTTGTACCCATAATGCTTGTTAATAAACTCAGCAACAGTGTCTTTCCCATGCCTTGCATGACCGATAATGCAAATTTTCTTTTTCATAATGATTTAGATAAATTTAAAATGTATTCTTCTTGTTCATAAGATAATCTAAGGTAGTTTAAGTTAATCTTTTCAATTGCATCCTCAAATTCAATTTCCCTGACACTTAACTTATGAGTATCTCTAAAAATACCATTAGGTATGTTATACCCTTTATCTCTAATTTCTTCAAGCAATTCTTTAATTTCGCTATCTGAACATTCTCTTACGTACTCCCACGGAGAGATATCTATTTCAACATCGTGATTAAATTCTGGCATTGTTTTGTTGTTTAAAATGTTAAGTAATTAATTTTTTCTTCTAAAACTTTTACTACTCCATTGTGCATCTGATCTATTAAACCAAATACTAATGCTACTTCTTTTTTATTTAATGCTACTTGATGATATGTATCATCCTTAGTTTTTATAATAATAACTAGACTATCTGCCTTGTATTCTTTTTCTGATTCTTCTTGTGTCATACTAAATATCTGTCTATTGCGTTAGTTAATTGCTCGTAATTTAAAGCACTCGCTATCTTAATGTTAAAGTAGCGTTGTTGCTCCAACCAGTGCTCAGGCAGAGCATCGAATTGGATGAGTAGGTAGTGGTAATCGCCTGATGCTTTAAGCACCAATAAATTCTTACCACCTACCACACTTGCGTACCGCAACCCTCTCTCCCGAAGGTGTCTGCGTGTCTTGGACAATAGTCCATCAGGCGTAATCTTGCGTCCCATTTCTTGGTACTGGCACATGACCAGATTTAATTAAGCGTCTCTTCTTATAGTCAATGTATTTGTAAAAACTGAAGTGACCTAATTTGTGACGTTGCAATAACATACGCTTGTCACACACATCGCAGGTAGTGTGCATCGTTGTCTTGTTACCTGAGCGTTCAAATATCTTACGTAAGACATTCACATCGTGCTCGTGCCCACACCATGGGCATGCCGTATTGGATTCCTCGTATCCTTCTCGGGATCTAGCTATTCTTTGCATACAACTTTTCTTTCTATTTTCTTTTCTCTGAATTCAATATGTTTCTTTGCTACTTCAATAGATTTGAATCTTGTCCCTTCGGTAGATCCGTATACTCTATAAAATTGAACTGCATACCATCTTTTAAATGTCATCCATAAAAATTTTTCTATTACTAATTCTTGCACATGATAAGTTGATTCATATTCAATTTCGGGTACAAAATTTGCAATTCCCTGTGTGTTTTGGGATAACACTGGTACTTTGGTTTCTATTATTCTATATCTTTCCATATGTTTTGTTATAGTATTGTTCAGGTGTATCATAAATTGGAGTACCAATTTGCGTAAACATTACTCCATCTTCAAATCCTGAGTCATTAGCATCGATTATTTGTTCTTTCTCTTTACTAATTAAGTGTTCTGCTAATTCAATTGATGATACTAAAGACGTGGCCTCGTTAATCATTCCTGATTTTGTATACACAATATGCTTTTGTATCAAATCAGAATACATTTCTTGCATTGCCGTTTGTTTCTTTGTCATGATAGTCTAATTAAAATGTAAATACAAAGCAGTGCACTAAGTGTACCTGATACACCAATAATAGCACCAATAACAAATTGTCTGAAGGCAATCTCTGAGACTTCCTTGCAGTTAAACTTCTCATTCTCCATCTAATTGCATTTGTTTAATGGCACGCTCTTCTTGTCTCTGCTCAATTAATGATAAACCAGTGACTAAATTCTTTTTGCCTGCCTTGATTAGTTCTTGTTCGTACTCCTTCATCTTCTTGATGCCATAAATAACTGTGGCATGCTCAACTGGATAGCCGTAACGCTCACAATATCTTTGTATCTCAGATATTTTAAAGCCTGCCTCGTGCAACAAAAAATAAAAATGTTGTCGGGCCCTGACCACTGGGTGGAATCTGGTATTGAGAAATATATCTTTCTTTCTAATTCGGTGACGATAGCACACCTTGCGTGCTATAACGTCCATTGCATCAACGTCTGTTATCATTGTTTTTTAAATCATTAACGTAAACACCTAGTGCTAGTACTAGCACGCCGGCAGTAAATAATAAAAAGGTGGCAGTCATGTAGCCTAGATAGGCTGACAAAAGGACCAAGGCAAATAGCCCATAGGAAATTTTAAATAGTGAATTCATAGTAAATGTCCAATTATTGCGACCAAAATGGTCAGTATCCACAAAATAATTATTGTTCTTGTTTTCAAAGCTCTGTATATTGAGAGATAATCTCATCGAAATCTCTGATTAAATTCTTACTGATATTATCGTAGCTAGTCCATAGCCAATCGCTACCATCGTAGCACTGGAGAATATATTTCTTGGTGATCGGATCTCGTGTAAACTTCATTTGCACCGTACGTTTGGTTGCGGTCGGTAGGTAGAATGTCCCCCCTTTCGTGCCAGAAATTATCAGTTCTCTGAATCTGTCTATTTGCTCTATCATTATTTTGTTGGTCTAAGAATTGCTGATGCTTTGCATTATTGTATTGCTCCACAAATTGTAAGATTTGATTATCGTATTCGCAAGCCTGCCCGAACTGAGCATACTCGCACCATTCGTTGTATGTCATGTTAGTATTTATCTAGTTCGTTTAAAATTGGAACAATAGTCTCTTGTAAATCATTAATGATGTCTATCATCTCTTCATCTTCTAAGTGGTCTTTAATCCAATCAAGTTTGCAATAGTAAACATCACCTAATTTTAAAGGCTCATTTGTCTCGTCGTCAGTCCAATTGTCCCAATTGACTATATTCATTGCTTTTTGTAATTGCGTTTCTAAGGTCGTATTCATTTTAAATTGCGTTTAGTTTTTTATAAAAGGATTTTTAATTTATTTAACATCTCTTCGCCACCATCAAACACTCCATTGTATTCTAGCCAGTACTTGAGTAAATCAAAATCTCTTAGCTCCATATTGTTGGCGTAATGTTGGTCAAATGTTTTGCTAGGGAAATTTATGAAATCTATTTCAGCCATATATTTTGCTAAGTACTCTTTAAATTTATTTGATGGTTTTGTGGAATCTAATTTAAATTCTTGCTTCTCTGTATTGCAGTCTTCACAAATTCCATCAAACCAAAGGTCATGTCGACCCTTCAGTTCACCACATTCGTGGCACGACCAAATGTCTTGTGATTTAGTTAGTCCCATTTTATATTGCGTTTAAATAATCTTGCACCTTTGTCACACTCACCCCAATTGAGGTAAGATAGTCTTCGAGCTCGTCGTTCATTGAGGTGAAATATTTCTGTTCCACCTCTTCTCGAGTTAGTTTGTCCACTAACTGGGATTTAATTAAGCCACCGATCGAGGTGGTTAAGTATAAGGTATACCCTGCGGTCTTAAATGATTTGCGTGCCATTATTTTTCGAATAAGTTTTGATAAATTTTTTCATATAGTAACTCAGATATTGCACTCATTACAACCGATGAAGATATCGCTTCATTCAGTATTTGCATCAACTGCTCATGAGTCAGTTCATTCTCAGTAAAATATATACTCTTAATTCCTGAATAGGTATCGATTGCGTCATCAAGTAACCACATCGTATCTGTTGCATACTCTTTTGAGTGGTACACGTCGTAACCACGGGCCCATAATTCACGGGTTAGTTCAGTGGTGCTAAACTCTTTTAAGTCTTTCATATCGTGCATGATTCTATAATTGAATAATATTTATCATATAACTCATTGAACTCATCTTGTGCCTCTTCTGTGTAAGTCGTCGAGTCTTCGCCGTCTTTGTATACTGCACCATAATTCATATGCAGTATTAAATCAGCGTGGGCCAGTTCACTAGCCAGTTCTAAAATGTTTATCGTTACGTTCATTAGTTTTGTGGGTTATTTAATAGCATGATAGATATTAATTCTGAATTTGTATGCTCATCGTATAGGTCCTCTTCTGCGTGGTTAACCGCCTCGTCATCTGAATCTCTATCTGTTCGATAATACACGTCGACCTTTGATAAATCGTAGACTTTGTCTAGTTCTAAAAGATATTCTAATAGCTTATTTGCCTTCATCGCCGTATGGTCTATAGGTTGTAAAAAATACATTATCTTTCTTGAATGTTATTTTAATGCATGAAATTTCTTCTACAATTTCATAGTTCGCACGTATCATGGCCTTAATAAATTCAAAGTCAAATTTGAAATGCAACCAAATTGTTCCTTCAGCCATTGACGTTTCAATAACTTCTAATCCTATACTTTCAAAGTGATTTATAAGTCCTTCTAATTGTTTCAGTGTTTCTAATAAATATTTCTTCTTCATGATTGTATTTAGTTTGAGGTGATTAAATTTAGTTCTTCGGCGGTGTATTCTACCCCGTGCTCATCTACCACGGTGATATATTCTAGCTCGTCCTCAATTTCGCTTTGTCCCATGTACTCAGAAATGTATTCCGCATATTCGTTGACCTTGAATAATTTCGCATCTGTGTACCCTCCGCGAACGTCTGCACCATTGTGTATTTGAATAAGTGCGTAATCCTCATATTGCCCGTCTACAAATAAACGCAATGAGACACCCTGCAAAGTTTGGGAAAGGTCGCTATCTCCATTGTATGTGTTCCACTCTCTGGGGTTTTTATCATATCCGATCTCGTTTAAAAATGCTTGATGCTTTGCGGATACTCCGTAGAAATCGCCGTCCCAGTCTGTGGATTTAATGCGGTTGAATTTATCACAAATAGAGTCTAATTCGTGCGTCATTGAAATGTAATGAAATACGGATACACTCCGCTCGATATAATCATCGTTTCTATATTTTATATATAGTTCCGCTGGCTCATTTGCAAAGTCTTCGATTGTTTTCTTTGCGTTGCGTTGCCACATCCGGCCATCTGTCCCACCTGAATCGAGGAAGTGCACGCCCGTGTTTTCTGTTAACATTTTGTAAACTAACTTTTGGATTTGTGTGTACTTTTTCATGATTGCGTATTTTTTAAAATGTGATTAACAATGGTAAATAGTTTTTTCTAATTCGACTAAATCTAGATTATTATTGTATTGCGTGGCTAAAATTGTAGCCTTTCCGTATGCGGAAAATCTGCTATTTGCTTTTACTTTAATTTCTTTCTTTTCGCCTCCGAAATAATAAGCGTTAAAAATGTAGGTATCCATGAGCGTATTTTTATAGGTTGTTAATTTGATTTTCTAAGTCGTTAATATTGTAAGATTGGAACACAATACCACCACCGAAGGATTTAGTATGATATTTTTTCCCGCCTATTGTGTTCGCCTTCTTGCATGCAAGGGCGTATTTTTGGTCAATGCTTAAGCCTTCGCCATCAATAGGTATATTTAAAAAGTGCGTAACGTAGCGAGGGTTTCCGTTTGTGTCGTTGTTTATTCTAGTGAATTCCATAGTAGTATTTTTTAAGGTGATTAAATTATTTATAGGACTAGTCCAAAATCTAAAAATGTATTTGCGTCCTTATTCGCTTCGTCAATTTCAGAAGCCAAATAAAGTTTTAACGTATTGTATTTTTCTTGGAAGTAAAACTCAATTACAACCTTGTCAAGTAGTTTGGAAATTACTACGGATTTTTCCCCCTTTGTAGCTTTGTTTACGCCGGTCAAATTTTGAATTTCTAGGTAATTGTTCATTGCGTTATTTTTTAAGGTGTGTTTGATTTCTTTTTCAAAGGTAAAAAAAGATTTCGAATAAACAATACAACACGTAAAAAAAAATGCAAAGTTTTTTACGATATTTTTAAAATATGGCTAATTGTAGCGTATTGACGTGTTTTGTGTTAAAAATATTTTGGCGTGTGTAGTCGAGTGCGTGAAAAAAATTGAGCGTTTGAAATCGTGCGGGATTTGTGGCGGTGGGTAACAGAGTCAGCGTGTACACCTCAACCGCTTTTTGTTTACGTCTGTGTTGAGCCGTGCGAAATCGTAACAGACAGAGGGCAGAGCGGAGCCAAACGAGCGGAGCCCGTCGCCGTGACCCATGGCACCCAGAAAAGCCAAAAAATCTACGGCAATTTTCCCAAATCGTACCCCCCGTACCAAGATCCAGGGCGTTTCCGGATTGGCCCCGGCCGGCTGAGATGGTGGTGTTACCCAAAACCCATATTTATCTAATAAAATTTTTAACTTTGCCTAAACCAAAACAAACAAACAATGGCAAAAATGATTAAAGAATATGGTGGCAAGGAGAAGTACGCTTCTAAGTCTGCTATGATGAAGCACGAGAAAAAGGAAGGCAAGAAGGTAGAGAAGATGGAGAAGAAAGGTGTCTTTCCAAAGATGAAAAAGAAATAATTTTTATTTTAAACATCGTACTATTTAAAGAGACTTGGCTATGCTGAGTCTTTTTTTTGCTCATTATCTTGTCTGTTTATACAATTCGTACACTTTTGTGACTTCTTTGTGTACAAAATATGTACAACTTGTATTTTCTTACAACCACTTAACTTATTGATTATTAGTTATTTATATTAAGTATTTATTCTTTTATGAACAAAATGAACAAAATAAATAAGAAAAGTAAAAAAAATTTCACACGCTCAAAATAAAAAAATATATTTACGTAATGTGGCAAAAAAGTTTGCAAGTTTACATATTGTACATTTCATTTGTTTTTAGTATATTTGTACAACTAATAAATATAATATGAAACCATACTTTTCAAAACCTACAAAATTGATCAGAGTTAACATCTCTCAGGAGGGTTGTGACACTGAGCATTTAATGTTCCAGGATTGCGACTTATTGCAATGTGCTCAAGAGCTAATGGGATTCTCTCACGAGATGGTAACGAGTGCAGATTCTAATCCATATGACAAGAAGTTAACTATCCAGTGTCGTGAATGGGAGAACTCTAGAAACGGCTTGTCTAACACTTTTAGTTTCTTTGGACCAAGTCCGAGTAGCATGAAGGGTCTTATACTAAGACATTTTGGCTATGGGCTAGAATATGAGGACAAATAATCTTGCTTGGCATTACAATTGTATATAAATTTGTAACAAATAAAATCTAAAATGATAGTAAAAGAGATCGTCTTCGGAGATGAAGGCAGACAGAAATTAATTAAGGGTGTTAATACAATTGCAAATGCAGTTGGGTCTACACTAGGAGCTCGTGGTCGCACGGTGCTTATTGAGTCGGAGCAACACGTTGGTGGCATTACAGTAACCAAGGATGGTGTGACCGTCGCTAAGTCAATTAACTTAATGGATCCAGCTGAGAACTTGGCTGTGATGATCATGCGAGAAGCATCTGAGAAGACGGCTAACTCAGCAGGTGATGGGACGACGACGAGTATGGTGCTGGCACAAGCCATCATCCATTCGGCAATGGGTGTGCTTACACCAGAAGACAATACCACACAAGTATTGCGTGATGTGCAGGCTGCAGCACTTAAGGTGGCTGAGGAGCTAACTGCTATGTCAACGGAGATTACATCAGATAAGTTGGTGGACGTGGCGACTATCTCGGCCAATGGCGATGCGGAGATTGGCAAGATCATTGCTGATGCGTACAATCAAGTTGGCTTAAGTGGTGTAGTGACAGTTGGAGCATCCGAGACATCGGACACATACGCTGAGGTGGTCAGTGGCATGAAGATAGACAGAGGGTTTGCGAGTAAGTACTTTGTGACAGACCATAAGAAGCAAGAGGCTGTGCTAGACAAGCCATACATCTTGGTGACTGACCAGCCCATTACAAACCTTAACGACATCTTGCCTATTCTAGAGTTCATCCACCAAGGCAGACATTCATTGCTTATTATTGGGGAGCTCGATGAGAACTCACTAAACTCACTTAACGTGAACAAGATTAAGTTGGGTCTAAAAGTAAGCACTATTATTCCTCCGTCATTTGGCTACAAGCGTCATCAGATCATGCAGGACATCGCTATTGCGACAGGGGCTAAGTATTTCTCTGAGCAGACAGGTGACAACTTAATGATGGTCACTATTGACGACTGCGGACAAGCAGGCAAGGTGGTGAGCTCACGGTTCAATACAATTATCTTCGATGCTGTTGGAGCAGGGGATGAGAGAGTGCAAGAGTTGCAAGAGCAGATAGAGGTGGAGATGCAGGCTGTCGAGAAAGAATTCTTAAAAGAACGCATCGCTAATCTAGGTGGTGGGGTGGCTATCATCAAGGTGGGTGCTAACTCAGACATTGAGCAGAAAGAGAAGAAGGACCGGGTGGACGATGCGGTGTGTGCAGTACGTGCAGCACTAGAAGAAGGCATCCTTCCAGGTGGTGGCGTGGCGTTAAAAGATATCGCTGCTACTATGGACGTGGAGAACAAAGGCACCGAGATATTACAAATGGCGATGCTGGCTCCAATGATCAAGATACTATCCAATGCAGGCATAGATGTGGATGGTGCAGACTTTGATGAAGGTAAGCAGTTGTCTAAGGGAGGCATAGGGGTGAACGTAGCTACAGGGGCATACTGCCACATGATGAGCGTTGGGATCATTGACCCGACTAAAGTGTGCAAGGAGGCTCTAAAAAATGCTGTATCTGTTGCAGTAACACTATTATCTACAGAAACTGTCATAACAAATGTACGTCAAATGTAGATTTTATTAATTATATTTGCATATACAAATCCGAGTTGGTAATATTGCAGCTTACTAATTCGGATTATCAAGGAAACTTGACCGCCCCCTTCGCTGCAATCGTTGGGGGTTTTTTTATTATGGAAATTTGGAAACCAATTAAGGGTTATGAAGACTTATATGAAGTCAGTAACCTAGGAAGAGTAAACAGTTTATTCACAAGGAAAGGTAAAATAATGAAGCCTAAGGTAGAAAGAGATGGATATCTTAGGATAGGATTTTGGAAAGAGGGCAAACAAAAGTATTATAATGTTCATCGATTAGTAGCAGAAGCATTTTTACTAGAAAAGCAAGATTACCAAAATCAGATAAACCATATTAATAAAATAAAATCCGACAATAGAGTTGAAAATTTAGAATGGGTATCTACTATTGAAAATCATTTTCATAAAAATCTAAATAATAATACTAGTAGTAAATATGTTGGAGTTGCTTGGAGCAAAGAAAAAAATAAATGGGCTTCCTATATAAATTTTAAAAATAAAAAAGTACATTTGGGGGCATTTGACAATGAAGATTTAGCTCATAAGGCAAGAATAGATTTTCAAAATGAAAATAATATAATAAACAAGTATCTTAATTGAATACAATGACACCAAAAGAAAAAGCAAAAGAATTATTAGTAGGAATTTATAGATTTACTAATCTAACACCAGATGAATGCAAAAAATCAGCTATTTTTTCAATAAATGAAATAGCAAAATGCACAAAACATTTTTCTAAACAATTTGAAAATGATAGGTTTTCTGAGGAATACTGGGATGAAGTAAAAATAGAAATATTAAAGCTAAAGCCATGACGGTAATAACCAACATTAGAGCATAATATTGCACTTAATGGTGGAGAAAGTCAACAATTATATCATTTGGCATATAAATGTATAATATATTGCACATATTGTAAAATATATTTAACTTTACAGTATGACAAAGACATATTTAATTTATGGACTTAGGTGTCCAAAGACAGATGACTATAGGTATATAGGCAAAAGTTCAAGTGGTATTAATAGAGCTAAATCACACCTAACCTATTCGCACAATGAATCAGTAAATCACTGGGTTCTTGAATTAAGAGAAGAAGGATTGGCTCCTTTGGTTGATGTAATTGAACAATGCCAAGAAAGTGAATTAGTTATAAAAGAACATTTTTGGATTCAATATTATCAAAGAGTTGGATGTATATTGTTTAACCATATTAAGTACAAAGGCAAAGCGATAGAAGGTCTTGAAAAAGAAGTTGATAAAGAAGAATCTAGACTTAATGACAAAATTTCTTTAGTGAGGAATTTAATAAATGGAATGTCCTGTATAAGTGAATTTATTAAATATAGGCGAAAACAATTAAATATTTCACAACAAGAGTTGGCAGATTTAGCTAAAATATCAAGGGTTACAATACATAATATGGAAAACAAAGATAAAAATTCTACCATATCAAATATAGAAACAGTACTTGATATATTGGGATGTGAATTGATGCCTTTAGTTAAAACGCCAAGAGGGAGCTATTAAATAATTTACAAATTCGGAAAAATTCCGAGTTTTGTAACAAATTTTGCCAAAATACGTTACAAAAATGTTAACTTATAAGTTAACAAATGTTAATAATCCAAACCAATATGGGATGGTAAATGATAATTATCCAAACCGTTACAATTTGGAACAGGTTGGAAGTGTGCATTACTAATATACACTATTGACGAAACTTGTAAAAAGTTGCAAGTTCTGATAATAAGGTTAAATAAAATTTACAAATTTGTAAATAAATGTAAAATATAATTAATGTTATGAAAGTAATCGGAAAGAATATTCTAATCGTGCCTCAAGAAGAGGAGACAAAGTCCAAGGGCGGCTTAATTATGACCGCAATGGATGCAAATGAGCTACGCTACAAGAAAGCAACCGTGGTATCACAAGGCTCGCTAGTAGATGGAATTAAGCCAGGCTCATTTATCTACTTTGATCGTGCAGCTGGCCACACCATCCGCATCAATGAGGACCTATATACGGTCATCACAGAGAAAGATGTGGTAGTAGTTCTTTAATTAAATAATATGGAGAAGAAATCTAAAGGGTTTGCTTTAATTATCCTACCACTAATTGCATTTGAAATGCATGAAGATGGAACAAGGGAACTTATGTTCGGGTGGTTGACACACACTTGGTGGATAAGATTTTAAAATATTAGTCAGGTGGCGGAAGGGTCGTATCAGGAGTTCCCGGCCGAAGGTAGACGCAAAAAGCCAACTCGTAGGGTAGTATTAAACTATCATAGTGTGGAAGCGAGTCTAAATAAGACAATCCCTGGTTCGTGGCTCGCATTAGCGGCTGGCACCAAGGCTTACAGGTTCGAATCCTGTCCTGACTAAACTTACCTATCCGAAGGTTATGATGAAGCATTTTGTACCGTATGTTCATAAAGTAGATAGGAACGGTACTAATTAGTTAGGTGGGGTAATGGTAACCTAATTGGCTGAAACGCTCGAAGATACATGTTCGATTCATGTCCTAACTACACTTTTAGTGATGTTGGTTACTATAGCATAGTAACTAAACTAATGACTGATGGAAAGACATCAAATTTTAGCCTGTAGTGGAATTGGTATACACTATGTGAATTGGTTTGCATCCAATAGGTGTGTTAGCATAATAACAAACATAGTCGCTGTCACGGTGACTTGCGGGTTCGAATCCCGACTGGCTACGGAGAGATAGCAATCTTCCAATATGGCATTCAGTCCGTTAATCTGGAGAACTTGCTTGACAGCTGGAAAGACAGCATTTTTAAAAATCTTTATTAAGTCTACCAATGACCCTGTCATATTGCCTTGTGGCAAAGTGATGGGGTTTATTGCTTTTAGGTTTGATGTCAGATAGCTTTGGAATGGGTCTTTCACCCTGCAACATCTCATAAACCTGTCGCATAATGGACTTAGCTTGGTAAGACAGCTCATAAATCGCACGTTTGCCCGGTTCAGGCTTGCGAAAATGCACGATTAAACCTTTCTGCATCAAATCTTGCCGTCTATTTTTAGTAAATCCAAATATTTGGCAGTATTGGTCGAACTGATTGGCGTCAAAAACGTGCTCGGAGTACAAATAACATAGCATCTCAAAGTCTTCTAGGCTCAATCCGTGCTTATGACGAGCCCAGGCACGTACAACTTTGATGTATTTTAGAAAGTCTTTGTCGACAGCCTCACGTCTAACTACGATAGGCTTGACTTTATATTCACGCACTTTAATAGCTCTAGGCTTAATCTTCCTAGGCTTCATGTATGTTTTTATCATTAGATTTTATTTTTACAAAATTACTTATCTTTGTTGAATAATAAGAAAAATTATGGCTAAGAAAAATTCAATGATTAAGATTGGCGACTTGAAGGGAGTCGTTGGTGGCATGAGAAAAGCAATGACTGAGCGTGAAGACGAGCGTACAATGCTTCAAAAAAACCGCAACTTAGGACTAGCTCCAGATCAAGATAAGGCTGCTGCATCTCGCATTGCACAATTACGCAAGGAGAACGCATACTATGCACCAATCGCAGAGCGTTACCAAGGATTGATCGACTCAAAAACTAAGGGTCGTGATGTACCTCTTCCTTCTTCTTCACAATTATTCAATAAGAAATAAGATGGCAAAGCAAGAAAAAACACCAATGACACGTCCAATGCCTAAAACACAAATGGGCATTACTAAAATTGCAGCTGCTAAAAAAGCAGTTAAGGTTGCTAAGGTAGTTAAGGCTGCTAAAGCAATCAAGAAAATGTGCTAATATGAAAGGCTTAGGAGACGTAGTCGAGCATGTTGCTAAAGTAACAGGCGTTGCAGCCGCTGTTAAAGCCGTCGCAGGTGATGACTGCGGCTGTGCTGCTAGAAGAGATGCACTAAACAGGGCATTCCCATTTAATAAAGAAGTAAATAATAAAATACAATCAAGTAATGACATCAAAAAAATGCACAAAATGCAATAATGTTTTTGATTTAAGTAACTTCTATACAACAGGGAAAAAAGTATCAGGGGAACCTAAGTATAATTCTTGGTGTAAAAAATGTATATTAGAAAAACAATCTTTATACCACAAACAAACTTGGGGAGAAGATAAGTTAAAGTATACTTCTTTTAAAAGAACCAAATCAGTAAAATCATATTTGTCTTATTTAAGGGCTAAAGCATTAGGCAGAAAGAAAGACGATAATATAAACATAGACTATTTAATTAGCCTTTGGGATAAACAAAATGGTAAATGTGCTTTAACTGGTTGGGATATGACTATGGTTTTAGGGGAAGGTGTTATACAAACAAATTGTAGCATTGATAGAATAGATTCATCAATAGGATATGTTGAAGGAAATATACAGTTGGTTTGTCGTATTGTAAATATATCAAAGAGTAATACATCTGTTGATAATTTTATAAATTTGTGCAAATCAGTTGTTGATTTTAATAACAAACAAAATGGCTAAAACAGCAGCATGGCAACGGTCAGAGGGTAAAAGTAAAACTGGTGGTCTGAACGCTAAAGGCGTTGCGTCGTACCGACGTGAGAATCCGGGTAGCAAACTGCAAACAGCAGTGACTACACCCCCATCTAAATTAAAAGCGGGCAGCAGAGATGCTGCTAGACGCAAGTCATTCTGTGCTCGCATGTCAGGCGTAGAAGGACCAATGAAGAAGCCAAATGGCGAGCCAACAAGAAAAGCATTAGCACTAAGAAAATGGAACTGTTAGTATGAAAAAGAAACTAAATAAGTTAGGAGTAGAAAACTCTTTGTGGAATAATATCCGTGCCAAATCAGGAAGTGGAAAGAAGCCAACTGCGGAAATGCTAAAGCAAGAAAAAAAAATTGTTGCTAAAGAAAAGAAGAAAAAGTAATGGCAGGACGGACATCTGAATACTATAAGACTCATCCGGAGGCTCGCAAAAAACGTCTTGAATATCAGGCTGAATATAACAAGAGAGCTGATCAATTAAAAAAGCGTATTGAGCTTAACAAAATCAACCGTGACCGTGGTCAATATGGCGATGGCGATGGCAAAGATATGAGCCACAAAAGAAATGGCCGTATCGTTGAGGAATCAGCCAGCAAGAACCGTGGATCTCATTCAAATATGCCTGGTGATCGTCGTGCAAGAGGTAAGAAAAAGTAAAAAGTAATGGCTATCTTAAAAGTTGGTGGGCAGACCCACAAAGTTTTCAAGAATAAACAGGGCGATGTAATTGTAGACCATACAGCAGGTAGACCTGCTGGCAAATGGGATAAAATTAACCTAACTAAAAAGGCCAAAGCCAAGACAATAGAGGATGGTATTGAGTCGATTCGTAAGTGGCATAGAGAGAATCCTTATAAAACAAAAAAGTAATATCTTTGTAATTCAAAATATCAAGATAATGAAAAAGGTTAGCAAAAAAACAGCGTTCGACATCAAAGAAGCTAGTAATCAAAAATTAAAGCCTGCTGCACGTAAGCACTATGCTGAGAATGCTCAAGCTGCAATGAAAAACAAAAAGAAGAAATAAGATGGGTGTTTTAAATTACGTACAGTCGGGGCGTGCTGCAGCAGTAACGCCATCAAACACTGATAATATTCCTAGCGTATCAGGTGGCACAAATGATGAGGGATGTATCCTTTACATTGGTGGTACTGGTAACTTAAAGGTGTTAACTATTGGTGGTGACGAGGTTATCTTCTACGCAGTACCAGCAGGCACAACTCTTCAAGTTCGTGTTAAGAGAGTTTTCTCTACAGGAACAGCAGCTACTAACATTGTTGCTCTTTGGTAATATGACGGAAGAGGATTTGAAAATAGGACTATTGAACGCATCGACATTGATCTTGTCGTTCACAAATATCGAAGCTGCCTTACGGTTGGCATTGTTGGCTGTGTCTATTATTTACACAGGGTTTAAGTTATATAACTTAATTAAAGGCAAAGAGTAATGTGGAATATATTTAAAGACTCAAACGATGTAAATGAGCAATCTGTTGCTGCATTTATAGCACTTGGGTTGGTAGCTATTATTGCTTTGGCTGATGTTGTTGCTGGTATTCTAGGTAATGACTTAACCGTAAAAGAGTTTATTTTTAATTCACTATTAATATATTCTGCATCTGCATTAGGTATAGCAGGGTATAAATCAATCAATGGCAAAAGCAAATAACGAATCTAAAAAGGTAACCTTTGGCGTAAGACGAAAAGGTAAGCACTCTAAAACAAGTGGGCCAAAAGATTGCAAGTCAAAGAAATCGAGAGGTCAAGGATGATAAAATTAACTACTTATGTAGTGTCGGCTATAGTAGCACTAGCTATGTGTATAGATCTTGTTTTTATTTTCTTGCATTTTTTTAATGAAGATTTAATTAGACAGATAATCAAATGAAACTATCAGAGCACCTAGACTTATCAGAAGTTACAAGGTCAGATTCAGCCAAAAGAAAAGGCATTGCTAATACTCCAACACCAGAACATTTAGAAAACTTCAAAAGACTTGCCGAGCATGTATTTGAACCTATTCGTAATCACTTCGGTGTACCTATTTACATTTCAAGCGGATATCGATCGAAAGAACTCAACAAATCTGTTGGGGGATCATCTACTTCTGACCACTGTTATGGCAGAGCTATTGACATTGATATGGATGGATCTAGTTCGGGTGTTACAAACAATGATATATTCCATTGGATTAAGGATAATCTAAAGTTCAAGCAACTCATTGCTGAGTTCCCTGAATCTGGCAAGCTAGGATGGGTACACGTGGCGTATGGAGACGGCTTAAATAACAATCAGATATTAGTTGCGACAAAAAAGGCAGGCAAAACTGTTTATTTACCATACAAAGGAAATGAAAAACTAGTAAGCTAATGAAAAGATTGTTTTTATTATTGTTAATTATAACAGTTTCTTGTCGTCCAACAAAAACAATTACTGAATATAAAGAGGTTGTGCGTGTAGATACGTTTAAAATTGAACGTGAAGCAAAAATACTTCCAGCTGTACATGATACATTATTAATTGAGAATCCATGCGATTCTTCTGGCATTTTAAGCACGTTCTATAGCAAGATCAAGATACCGCAAGGGCAAGTAGTAATTCGCTCCGTACGTGGCAAGATTGAGGCCACAGTTGACATTGATTCAATCGCTCAAGTGTACGAAGATAAGTATAGAAGCAAAAATAATTCTAGCATTAGTGTAAAAAACGTTGAGGTTATTAAATACTTAGTTCCTACTTGGGCTATTATAGTTATCCTAATAGAGTCGGCTATTATTATATTATATGCCTATTTCAAATTTCTAGTACTTAGATAAATTTGCGTATTTTTGCTAGATAATAAGTAAAGACATTTTCAATGGCGAGAATACAAACCTACCCAAACGACATATATGTTACTGGTAATGATAAATGGATTGGCTCAGACGCCAACAACGACTTCATAACCAAAAACTTTACAGCAAATGCTGTTGCCGATTATTTTAATCGAGTAGGTATTATCGATACAGGTAGTTTCAACTGGTCATACAGAATGTATGCTCCGACAGAATCTCAACCTGCGAAGACGTTTGAATTAGTTGACCATCCATACGACACAGTAGATGTAATTGGACTTGCAGGAACCATCAAGGTTTCTTTCTTGACAATGGCTAATACTGAGCCAGGTATCTTCATTGAGCAGGCTTGGTTAGATAAAATTATTCTTGTTAACCGTCCAGGATTTCCTAGTGAGTATGGATTATATAAAGTAACTGCTGTTGTTGAAGATGGTGATTACTATTTCTTAGACTTAGATTTTATTGGTGGCCATTCAGGTATTGTTAACGAAGATGAGCCAGTTACATTTGGGTTATTCTCAGGCGTAAGTGGCACATCAGGAACAACAGGAACCTCGGGTAGTAGCGGTAGCTCAGGCTCATCTGGAACATCAGGTATTGATGGAACATCAGGCACTTCAGGTACTACAGGCACTTCAGGTTCATCAGGTACAACAGGTACGTCGGGTTCATCAGGTACAACAGGAACATCAGGTTCTTCAGGTACAGGTGGTACATCAGGTTCTTCAGGTACAAACGGTTCAGACGGTACGTCAGGTACACGTGGTACATCAGGTACCTCAGGCATTGACGGTATCGACGGTACAGATGGTACATCAGGGACTAGTGGAACAGATGGAACGGGAGGTACTAGTGGTACAACTGGAACTAGCGGTACATCAGGAATTGATGGAACTAGCGGTTCAGGTGGAACTAGCGGAACTAGTGGAGTTAACGGTACATCAGGTACAGGAGGTACAAGTGGTACAGACGGCACAGGTGGCACATCGGGTACGGACGGAACAGGAGGTACTTCAGGCACATCTGGTTCTAGTGGGTCATCGGGTATTGATGGAACTTCAGGAATAAATGGTACATCGGGCATTGATGGAACTAGTGGATCATCAGGAAGCTCAGGCACATCAGCTACTTCAGGTACAGATGGCACAGGTGGTACGTCAGGCACGACAGGCACAAGTGGAGTTTCAGGAACATCAGGAACTACAGGTACATCAGGTACAGGTGGTACTTCGGGTGTTGACGGTGTTAGTGGTGGTCGTGTTTATTATTTTAATAATAGCCAATCATCATCTGTTTCTCCATACAAAGTATTGTCTACTGAACCTACATTAGGTGCATTACAGACTATAACTGTTAATATGACTGGTAACCAACAAAATGTGTTGGTTCAGCAATTTATAACAGAGCAATTAGGATTTACTATTATCCCATCAGGTGTACAAAGATTTCATCTTCATACATTAAAGCCTCAGGATAATGACAACATTCAAGTTTATGTAACATTACAACTTGCTGACTCCACAGGTACTCCTTATGGTACATTAGCTACTTCATCTGTAGTTCTTTTAGCTTGGTTTGGAACAGGTGTAATTGCAGAGACTACAGTAGACTTTGTGTTTCCACATACGACAATTTCTGCAACAGACAGAATGATTGTCAAGATTTACTATAACAATAATGTAAGCACTGCAAAAACTGCAGAATGGTACACAGAAGATAGTGAGTACTCATATGTTACTACATCTATTGCTGCTGCATCAGGTACAAGTGGTGTAAATGGTACTTCAGGTACATCAGGGGTAAGTGGAACTTCAGGTACAACGGGTACAAGTGGTGTGGACGGTACATCTGGAACCGCAGGTACATCAGGAGCTGATGGAACTAGCGGAGTTAGCGGCACATCAGGAGTTAGTGGCACGTCAGGGGTAGATGGTACAAGTGGGGTGAATGGTACTAGTGGTAGTTCGGGAGTTAGCGGAACAAGCGGTAGCTCAGGAGCAAGCGGTACGTCAGGTGTATCAGGTACTTCAGGTATTAACGGAACTTCAGGCGTTGATGGGACTTCAGGATTAAGCGGTAGTTCAGGGACCTCAGGTGCAAACGGTACATCTGGTACGTCAGGAACAACTCCTGTTGGTCAGATTACGGGTACGTTAACTGCAACAAAAGTACCTAAAGCAACAGGAGCTAATACAATTGCAGATAGTATCATCACAGACAGTGGAACTTATATTACAGTAAGTGCTGCTGCAGTTGATACCTATATTGCTAACTTTATTAACACAGACCCTACTTCATCAGGTATTTATGTAAAAGCAGATGGAGCTGCATTTGTTACCGAGCCATTATCAATGGTTGGTGGAATTACTTTAAACGCTAGTGGTTCAGCATCATTCAGCGGAGATATTACTGCTAATAAATTTATTAAATCAGGTGGTACATCATCTCAGTTTTTAATGGCTGATGGATCAACATCAACAGGGCCTGCAGGTGGTATTACGGGTTCATTGGGTACTAATTACATTCCTAAAGCTACAGGTTCGACGACTTTAGGTAATAGCCTTATATATGATCACGGTGATGCAATTTCGGTTGCGACAACATCCAATGTAAATGCGGTTAGATTACAGGTTGCGGCAACATCAGGAAGTTGGATTAGCGGAACATTTGCAGGTACAGGCAATGCCGATAAAGTCGTAATAGGCAATTATTTAGGGCCGACAATTGGCGGTCATAATTCTGCATTAAATGCTTGGGCTTCATTAGCAATTAATCCGGAGGGTGGCAATGTAATGATTGGGACACCAACAAATTCAGGATATAAATTTGATGTAAACGGAACAAGTAGATTTAGTGGAGCATTAACAATTAAAACATCATCAGTTGGAGGTACTTATTTTGGGCAATTAATTGTTGAGGAAAACGGAG